AATAAAAAATTCAAAATTACCCATTGCTTTAAGTGCAGCATTACAGAGTTTTCCTGGTGTTTTAGTATTTGTTTGTTTTTCGATTATTGCGGTAATCATAATAAAATATTATTATTATTAATTTCAAATTAAAATGTTCTATTATGAAATTTTTATTAACGCATACACTTTATATACTGAGGTTCTTTGAACACTAAATAAAGAAGAAGACAAGGGTTCCGAGGTTTCTTGAATTGTATTCTCAAGAAATTTTAATTTAATTTGATCTTTTGCAGGTTCAGTATATTCTTGTTTTGACAAAGGTTCAGCCTTACCCATTTTTTCAGAAAATGCTTTATAATCTTCTTCGATTTTTTTCATTCTATTTGTTATATCAGATATAGCATCTTGTTTCCATTTCTGTTGAAGTTCTATTCTTACCGATTGGTGTCCAGCAGAAACAAAAGATTGATGAATTACTTTGATTAATCCATCATCCAATGCCTCAAATTTTATCCAATGATTTTTTCGTTCGTCTTGTCCAGTGTTTAATGCAAGAATTTTTACTAATCTTTGATATGTTAAATAATTTTTTACTTCTGCCATTTTTTTATAGTAATAAATACTTTTTATTCATTTAAAGTCAAATGTAAAATTACTTCTTTGTTTTCTTTTAAGAATGTATTCTTTGTACTTATCACTTTTTTTATCAACTTTTATAGAAGATTTAATAAATACCATCTCGCATTCAAAACAACATTTTGATTCTTTATAAGACAAAATGTCTTCAAAGGTTCTCATGGTAAAATCACAAACAGGACAAAAAATAGGAATAGGTTCGTGATTTTCTGGTTTAAATACGTAAAATTCTTCGTTGATTAATGAATCACTCTGCTTCATTCAATTAATTGTATCTTACAAAAGATTGTAATGTTTTTGGATCTTGATTAATTTCTATTATATTATCCATATATTCTTTTAATGAAGGAATATGTGTGATAACATAAATTGCTTTAAATTTTTCTTTTAGTTTGCATAAAATCTTAACAACATTTCCCAAATTATTTTGATCAAGAGCATCGAAACCCTCATCTATTATCAAAGAATCCAATTTTGGTAATGGTGTTAATTCCATTAACGCAGCCCTGATAGCAAGAGAAGAAACCATTTTTTCCATACCAGAGGCTAACTCAATCATTCTTTTGGATTTATTATCTTCAATGAAGATATCTAAAGTGTTTACTCCTACTTCTGTTTCAAATTTTAATTTAAAATCAACATTGTCTTGCAAGTAAGAATTAACTAAATTATTGATAATTGGAAGCTGAGAATTCAACAACATCGCTGGTATTCCATTCTTGGAAAAGGCTTCAAGAATGCTTTCCAGGAGCTTCATTTTTTTATACGAAATTTCTTTCACTTCTTTTGAAGTCAATAAATTTTGAAGTATGTTTTCGTTTTTACCAATATTCATAATGCAATCATTTAAGGTGGCAAATTTTTGTTTTTTACGTGAAAGTTTCTCTTCTTTAAGTTCTTGAATCCCAGATAAAGAAAACAACAATTCACATTTAGTTTTTAAAACTTCTTTTTGATTTGTATATTCTTCAACATCTTTTTCTAAGGACGGAAGAAGTCCTGAATTTTTTGAAGAAAGTTGCATTTCTAATTGTAAAATTTTATTTTTCAATTCAGATAATTCGATTTCCAGTTTTCTTTTTTGAACTTCTTCCTTAGCTAATAAAGTTTTAATTCCTTCAAATAATTCTATTTTAGAATTAATTTTCTCTTCATCAAAATTAATTTCAATTAATTTTTTATTAATTGTATCTAATATTTTTTTAGATTCATGGGCATCTTTTATATAAACACAACTTTGAAATTGATCACCACATGGAACTGTCGATAGTTTTTTAACTATCTTTCTATTATACTCTGCTTCCTTATTTAAGGACTCATAAACGTTTTTAAGTTTGTTTAATTCTTCATAATCACTTTCAAGAAATTTCATTTCTTTTTCGAAAATTGAAATATTTTCTTCGATTTCAGCTAAATCAACTTTTGTTTTCTCTTTTAATTTATTTTTAGCCTGTAATAATGCGTTTATACTTTCAATAGCTTTATTTTCTTGTTGTAATTCATTTATTTTTCTATTAAGTTTATTTGAAACGATTTCTAATTGCTGATGCAAAGAATTATATTCTTTTATATCAGGAAGTGAATCTAATTCAAGAGCTAAAGTATCTATTTCGACTTCTAATTGAGTTTTAAGCTCCATTAAAGACATAAGAATATCTTTTGTCTTTTCAATTTCATGTTCTAACGCAATTTTATCATAGTCTTTCAAATCACCTTTTTTAAGAAAATTATATTCTTCACTTACAGAAGAGTGTAATTGTTTAAAAACATCTAAATCTAAAAATTTATTTAAAAGTTCTTTTCGGGAAGTCGCACCAGAGTTAATGAAACTATTAATTTGACCTTGAGCGGATAAAGATGTAAATAAAAAATCTTCAGGGGTTCCAATAATATTTCTTAAAACTTTTTCAGTGTCTGTTCTTGTAATTGAGTTTTCATTTTTTAATTCAAACTGTGATCCATTTCTATCTAACTTAAAAAGTTTTAATGAAGTTGCCGCTTTATCTTCCGCTTCAAGCTTTTTATTTTTACTTTTTTGAATTTGCTTCTCAATTTTTCTTTCGAGAAGATATTTTTGCCCTGAAACAGAAAAAAGCATTCTCATGTTTGCTTCTTTTTCATTGCTGTTAACGACAAAGGCTGATTTAACTGGGGCTCTATCCGTGACATTGTACAGAGTAAGTGCAAGTGATCCAATTAAAGACGATTTTCCAACCCTGTTTTTTCCATGTATCCCAATCAATCCTGATAATTTAGAAAAATTTAATTTATTATTCTTTCCATACGAAAGAACGTTATCGAACTCATAAGTTTCAAGTTTGATAATGGCGTCTCTAACTTGATCTGAAACACCTATTAATTTTTCGACATGTTCATCTATGATCGATTTCGCAATTTTCAAATCTACATTTTTATAATTGTCTTTGTTTCTTAACAAGAATTTTTCGTATAATTCTTTAATTTTTTCTTTATTTGTTTTAATTTCTTGTTTTGAAATTTGTTCACCATGTAAATCAACTGAATCTAAACGCAACACAATATTTTCTTCAAAAGAAACATCTTTAGCACCCAGTTTATTTACAACGAAAGATTTCAAAGATAATTTATCGTTATCACTTATTTTCAGATTACTTTTAATTTTTAATTTCCATCCAATTGCAACTTTGTGCAATTGAACCATGTTTAATATATCTTTTTGAGTTTCTTCAAGGGAAGAAAAATTCACATTCAAAAATAAAAATGGATTTGTTACTTTAATAAAAGATTTTTGAAATTTATCTTTTGATTCAATCTCCCATAATGTAAATCCTTTTTCTATAGATTCTCCATGATCTAATTGAGATAAACTTCCTGGGTAATGTACCTTTCCCGCTTTATCCATATCTTGCCGCTTGTGAATATCTCCTAACATGGAATAATCAAAAGGTTTAAAAAACGAAATTTCGGCTTCTGAATGTTCTGCATCATTTGCAATAACACCGTTTTCATAAACACAACCAAGAACCGAACCATGAAAAACGGAGATGTTAATTTTATCATTTTTTGGAGATTCTAATGTTGTCCAACCTTCTTTATCAAAGAGAGAATAAAAGAAAAACTTATAATCTCCTTTAACAAAGGTTTCAGTTTTTTTATGAAGAAATAAATTACTGTTATTTATTGCTCTTATGATTGGAGAAATTGAGTCTTCTCTTTGTTCATTTTTTAAGTTACCATCATGGTTTCCAAGTATTATATGGGTTTCCGCGACAGAAGCCAAAGAATTAAAAAAATCCACTAATAGTGAAATGGATTCAGGAGTTATGTTTTCAGTTTTAGTATGAAAAATATCCCCAGCTAAAATGATTAATTCAGGGTTTACTTTTAGTAGCGATTTATATAAATTTTCAAAGATTACTTTGTTTTCTTGTATTCTTTCTTTTCCTTGAACATGTATATCTGCTAAATGTGCTATTTTCATTTGTTTGTAATGCTTTCGATTATTTTATCTTTTTTACTTTTTGGAGTCCAACTTTTTTCTTCAGTAAAATTTAATTTTTCTAGTCCGAGTTCTTGAAGCTCTGCAAAATCTTTTGCAGATTCATGCTTTATATCTAAAATTTTTATTTCTGTTCCAAAATCGATTAGAACGGAAAAAGTTTTTGCAATCTGCTCTCTCTTTTTAACCTCATTTTTATCTAATGCAATTCTTAAAAGTTTTGGCTTGTTTTTAAATATCATTTCAAATATTTTAGAATTTTTCGTTATTGTTGAACCAAAAATTGGAATTGTATTTTTAAATGGACTACAAATATAATCAAATGGACCTTCAACTAAAGTGTATTCATTTAATGAATGATCCAAAAACAATTCGTTAAATATAATTTGGTTATTATTTGGGGTATTATTATATTTTGATCGTCGGTCATTTTTCATAAATGATCGGCCAATATAAAAATCAATTTCAAAATTTGAATTAAAAGATGGAATGATAACTCGATTTTCGAATTTAAACTTTTCTTTCGGGGATGTGAAATCAAAAAACAAACCAAAACTATTTGAGAATATTTGCTCTTCAGTTAATTTTCTTTGATTCAGAAGATAGTTTAAAGCTTCATTAGCGACTTTAATTTGTTTTTTCGAGGAAAGAGACTTTGATAATAATTGAAACCCTCTAAGGTCTATTATCGCCCTCTTTTCAATAATATTATTTTTTAATATAGCTGATTCGATTTTATCATGAAATGTCGAGCCAACATATTCACTATATGAAGTTTTCTTGTAAAACTTTTGTTGATATTCATCAAGAAAAGATCTTTTGTAGTTTAAAATTAATTTAAATAAATTTTTACTTTTATACCCACAAACCCAACAGTGTAACGCAAAATCAGTTGTTCTTATAACAAGTTTCTTTTTTTCATATTGAATACCGTTTTTTTCTTTACATATAGGGCATACAACGTTAATATTCATACCAGCATTTGATAACTGATAATCTCCAAAACACTTTTCTATAAAAGGTATTGTGTCAAGTTTGGAGTACATTTCCACAATGTAAGTCGTGCATTGCACCGACGCAAGGCTTAAAGCCTCTTAACGCCTTTGCCTTGTGTTATTTGAAAGTATACGGTATTTTCCTGTTTTTTCTTTGGAACAATCAGCACATGCTTAGAGCTAACATTCAACTTCGACTCTTTTTTACTTTTATCAAAACTCCATTTAATTTCCAATATACCTTCATATTTTTCTTCGTGATAAGCTTCACTCAATAATTCTTCAATTGCTAATTCCAATTGAAATTCTACAGTATTAGAAAATTTTTGTATTTTAGGTGTATCCATAAATTAACTTCCTTTTGCTATTACGTAAGCATCAATCATGTCTCTCGCATGTTCTTCGTAATCTATTTGTCCTTTTCTTGGACCAGACTTAAAAGTTTTTTTCGGTAAAAAATTTACAACTTCACTATAATTGGCAATCACATAGCGAAAAACTTGATCTTTTATTTTCTCTTTTGAATCTTTTGCTTTTTTAAAACCAATTTTTTTTCTAGCTGATGCAACTTGGGTTTCTTTAACTTTAAGGTTTGGAAAATTTTTCCAAACCGTATAAGCAATCAAAGCATTTATTTTAGCTAAAATGAACATTGTGTGAGCAGTTGTTTTTCCACCAGAAAAAGCTTTGGCATTAGCTTCTATTCTAACTTCATCTAATTCAAAATTGTTTTTTGTCAAATAATCATTTAACATTTTTTCAAATGTTTCAACTTTATTAAATAAAATAATATAATTTTCAATTTTTTCACTTTTAAATTTTAAAAATTTTAAATCTATTAATTTCATAGATGAATTGAAAATAGAAATTCCGATTACACTCGAAGAAATATCTAACCCAACTATGATTTTTTCTTTGTTCATTTTTTTATTTTAGTCTTGACCCTAGTGCATTTGTTATACGTTTCAAAAAGTTTTTCGGCTACTGGGTCTTTTACTCTCGACTCTTTTGGTTTACTCTTTCGACTAGTCGATTTTTTAGATTGCTTAGTGTTTTTCTTTTTTTCTGGTGGCGGTAATTTGTACCCTAGTTTTTTCTTATATTCATCAATCGTTTTTTTATTCCATATTTCATAAGTTGTATTAACTAAATTTGCTTTAATATACTTTTCTGCTGCGGCAGCTTTTGTTTTAACAATTTTTGTCTGGACACGATCATCTCTTTTAATTTCTATTATTTTTTTAGTTCCATCAATAAATTCAATTAAAAAATCTGGAAAATATATTTTAACTTTTCTTGTTCTAATATTTGTAATATACGGAATTCTTAAAGATTCGTATTCTACAGAGACGATTGAACTATCGAAATCAAACATCAATGAAACATCTTTTTCCCATCCGCTTCTATACTCTATTTCTTTTTCGCATTTTGTGATTTTTAATTTACCTTGATGGTACCATTTTCTTTTTTTTCTCTTTTTGATGTTAGTACTCATAACACGTTATCCTTTGTCAATAGATAATCTATTCCTAGACCCTCCTCCCTCCCCGTGTTTACTAACACTAAAGGAAAGGGCTCCTGGGAGGGTATTATTTTTCTTATATGGTAAGAGTATAATACTCTAAAGAGAGTAATAGACCTAAACCAATCTACATCGAGATATGATAGATACTCATCATTACCTAAATGATAATGAGTATTGGAACAATCCATTACTGTTAACCCTTCAGAGCTTACCTCGACGACTGATATTTCTTTATTTCTAAGAAATGAGTTCCAGATTGAAACCGTTTTTTCTGAACAAGCCTCTCTGTCATTTGTGAATTTTGAATTTTTCATTATTGAGAATAACTTTCTATACATTTTGAAAGCTAGACCATGTTGTTTAGAACAAACTCTTTTTATTTCATATGAATTTAAATCATCATTCCATCTAGAGTGAATCATTCCTAAAATGTTATTTTTTTCATTTTTGACAACAATTCCTATTACTTTTTTAGGTTTTACATATATTTTTATATTCATTTAAAAGTTTATTGGTAACTTGAATAAAAAAGCCTCTCCAGTTCTCTTTAAAACTGGTTGAGCCAAATTTGCTCTAGCAATTACATTTAAATTATCATCATGAATTAATACTTCGGATATTAAAGTATATTGCGTATCTGAATCGTTTGCTAAGTTTGAAGCTTTTAAGTTTTCATTCCACGACGCATTTGCAGAGTCGGTTTGCTCAAGGGCATTAGCATAACAATCAATTGTCAGCGTGTAAACGCTCGAATTGCCTTTACACGATAGTTTGTACTGGTTTTCTCCAAACCAAATCAGCGAAGGGTGCTTAATTACGATAATTCCCTCGTTGTAAAATACATTGCCAACTGAATTCCATGAAGAATTGTTTGAAATTGAATCTGCACGATAAAGATTGCCTCGACCATCGTCTTTTAATGTGATTGAAATTTTGTCATCAGACCCATACAAAGAATTATCTGTTAAAACAACAGTTCCAGGCTCTATTCTTGATCCATAATAAAGATTTGATATATCAAAAAATCTTATATTATTTGATGACGGATCTCTTGTTTGTTGTAAAATAAAAGGAACAATAGATGGGGGATTAATAAAACTTGCTGAATTTGTTGGATCTGGACTTACAGATCCGAAACCAAGAGAAGAAGTTATAGAACTATTTAAAAATGCACCATACCAGGATGAAGATACAACATTTCTTAAATGAATATAACCATAATCTGTAGTTATATCATTTTTAAACAATGAGTTAGATAAATTTGTTAACCAACTATAATTTGGAGTAAAAATTCCATTATCATTAGGTAGAATAAATAAATTTCTTTTTAATACGGATTCAGATTGATATAAAATTGCATTCCCAGAGGAACCTGTAACCGAGGTGTTAAATATATCAGGAGTTAATCCAAAAAGTCTGGGGTAAATTCCTTTCGTTAATTCTCTTGTGTGGTTTTCAAGGTTTATATAATGACTACCAATATAAAGAGCTAATTCCGTACTGTAAGGCGATCTAGTTGTCCCAGTTGCGTTATAATATGGCGTTTTAAGTATTCCACCTTTAGAACCATTTTTAGTTCTATATGGACTTTCCTCAGTGAAAAAAGGCGGAACAAAAAAGATTAGATCTTCAGCATCTTTTTCTGGTCCAAATTCAATTAAATTATTAATTTTATCTATTGTGAGATATTTATTGTAAATTTTCAAATCATGTATTTCAGCATTTAAAGGAAATTGAAAATTATACAAATCAGGTTCGGTAAAACCGCTGGCTCCATTTAATACCAATAGCCCATCATTTGCTCCAGTGTCAGAACCAAAGAACCTAGACACACCAGAAGAACCAATATTCGTGCCATTGTAAAAATTGCCAACAAATAATGCGTTTGGACCTTCTGAACTAGAAGTTATATGATAGTTTAAAAAACTGTTGGATAGGACAAATGAGCTGACAGGCTCTCCATTTATTAAAATAGAACCTGTGCCAAAATTATAATCAGAAGTCCCCCAACGGGCAGTAATATTATACCAAGTGTTTTTATCCAAACTGTTATCAGGCGTTTCAACAATTGTTGTTCCATTTGGAACTGCGACATTGGGTAAAGTTTTACTGTCAGTTTCAAACTGAAATAAAAGTTTAAATTTATCCACTTCCCCATTTATGTCTTTATGTGACCCAGTTAACAATGAAATGCAAAACCCACCAGAGGCGTGCATTATTGTTCCTGGATTTTCAAAACTATATCTTGGATTTATCCAAAAATTTATAGTAAATTCATCTATTGGTAAAAAACTTGAAGAAACTAATGTTGACCCACTTAAAGTTATTTCATTTGGATATATTAACACTGAAGATGTATTAAAATGTGAAGATGAGAAAAAATTAAATGTATGATAATTTGTGTATGAAAAGTGTGCTTCTGGATATTCAGGCTTATAATATGGAGAATATAAGTTAGAAACTATAGATTTCTTTTTATTATAATTTGATCCAGAGCCTAGTAATGGAGTAAAAGATAAAATTTCTGTTTTTTGTTGATATTTCAGTTTTTCTGGTAATTCATTAATTTTGTCAAGATATAAACTTATATCAGAATTATTATTAGGGGCAGAAAGTTTAGCCTGTTTAATGGTATCTGTTAGGTTTGCCAACGAGTTATTAAATGATAAATTTGATGAATCAAAATTTGTTTTTTCGACTTTTGATTTTTCATTAAAAACAAATTTTGATCCCGTGGAACCAGATAACGAAGAAGAAGTATATTCTATTGCTGGGTTTAGTTTTAAGTTGGTTAGTGATATATCTTCTTTATTAATTTTAAACATAGGGAACCCAGTGAGTTGAAATAACTATAGAATATTAATAATCTATTCTAACAGTCAATTGCAATGATCTTGTTGAATCTTTGTAAACTGGTCTGTTAGTTTTGCCAATCGCAATTAAATTATTATTTGCATCATAAAAGCCTACAGAAGTAAACATTACAAAAGATTTTTGGATATCTTCTTGACCTTGTTCTATTACTACTATTCGTCCATTTGAATCAACAAATGACGGATTAGATGAGTAATTGAAATTTGCGTATGGTAATTGAACAGTAATGTATGAGCTGTTTAGTATAGTTTGATTTTGGAATGCAATTGATGTATATGAAGATGAACCAAATCTAGTTGAAGCAACATGATCTATTACTTCATCAACTGATCCACTTATTAATAATTGATTAAAATTTCCGCTAAAGGCAGTTGTTCCTGAAACAGAAACGGCATCAATGCTCCCAGTCATTGCAAGTGAAGTATCAAAAATTCTTTGCGTGTCTAGTACAGCGATACCCTTGTCAAGATAAAGTAGTCCAACAGGATAACTTGTATTACTACTATCAACTATAGTTGAGTATCCACCTCCAAAACTAAATTCTTGATTGGTTGAAGATCCAATATCTGTGTATATTTTTTCAACGGTTGCAGAGCCACTTAAATTACCGCTAGATGTAGTTAATAATTTAATTGCAAATGTCTCACGTTTAATTCTATCTCTAACAAATAATCTCTTGAATGTTATAAATAATGGTTCTCTTATTGTTGTAGTAGTAGAACCAGAAGAAATAGAAAACTCACTATCAGGATTTCCAAGAAGAGTTTGAGCCATTTCTCTATAGCGATCTATTTTTTCTCTCATCATTAATGATTGACTGGGGAAATACATTTGGCCAGTTAAACTATCTTGAGATAACATCGTTGAAGTTACCAACGAAGAACTTTTCGCCAATCCAAAAGTCATATCAAAAACAGCATTCGCTGTGGGCAATGTGAAATTTTGATCATATATAGTCTGATATAGGCTCGAAGTAACACTGCTTGCACTCAATGCGCCAGTAACAAAATGTTGATATTTTCTTCTAGAACTTGAAGAAGAAATATCTGATCCAATAAAATCAATGACTAGATCTAATCCATCATTATTGTTTGCAAAATCAGCGTTGGTTAATTCTTGAAATATAGGCATTATTTACTCTCTAATTATTCTGTTTTCGAAATTTGAACTTGGAACTGTTTTGTTGCGCCGCTTGCAGTACCTGTTATGACTATATAAGTATTTATTAAAGATTTGTTATTTCTTGCGCCATATATAGTGAAATAACTTTCAGGAATACTATTAACTCCTAAAGTAAAAGTCAAACGAGTGCCCCCAAGAGAATTTTCTCCAGAATCTCTATCTAAAAGATAACTCGCTCTTCTCAAAGCATCTAAATTATCTGGTTGTTTGCCAACAATGTTCAAAAATCTTGAATCTAATGAGATTAAAAATGTTTGATCTCTTAATTCTGGATCAATTGAAACTTCTTCTCTAATTGTTTGTTCCAGAGAAATTGTTCTAGTTCTTGTTGAAACATTACCAATTGATAAAATATTTGAAGTTGAATCAAAACCAACTCCTTGAAGGGAAATTATTGGCAATCTTAGAAGATTTGGATTTGAAATAGAAATACATTTATATTTTTGGGCATAACTACCATTTGCTAATGCTTCAAAAACAGGTGTGTTTTTTTCTATTTTTTCGACACCGATTGTTCGTCCATATTTTTGTATAATTGTGTAATCAACCTCATCATCTCCAATCGCAAATTTAGAGATTCTAAATGAACCGTCTCCTCTTGCTATTAATTCTCTGCCTTTTAATGTTAAAACAGTATCAATTGTTATATTTGCCGTTGTTGAATCTAAAATACCCATTTTTAATCTAAAGATAAATAAGTGAGTAAATAAAATGTATTATTGTTTTTTAAATAATGAATTTATTTTTTTATCAATGTAACCTATAGATTGACCTTCTTCAGATAATTTTAATCCATTTCTTTTTTCAGAATTAAGTTTTCTTTTAACCAAAGTTCTGTTAATAGATGAATCAATTGGATCTTTTATTATGTTTTCAGTTTTATCGTTTAATTTTATTGTTAATATTTCTTGCTGATTAACATCTAAATTTATTAATTGTATTTGATAACAATTTTGATTTGTCTCACTATTCAAAGCCAATAATTCTAATTCATTATCAAATTTATTGAATAATTTCAAATATTCTGGGTTAAAATATATTTCCATTGTATTCGCATATTCACTTTTTAAACTGTCAGTGAAAGCATCTTGATTAATTAATATGTTTGGGTACGCTTTGGGTGCCCCGCTTGCAGATAAGACATTAACATTTAATTTATTAATGATTTTGTCAAATTTTATTTTATATTGAGTTGAATAATTTGAAGAAATTCCATGCGCATCAATTGAAACTAAAGAGTAAATAAAAGTTTTTTTCCCATTGAAATCATAATCGAAATAAATTGTTTTTGGTCCTGAAAGTTTTTCTACCAATGTTTCTAAAGGAAACTCCGCTGAAATTTCTTTAATTTCCGAATCATCAAAATCATATTCTTTTAAAAGTTCAAATGGTTCATTTATTGATTCTCTTCTAAAAACTTGAAATTTTTTTATGTCTCTTTGTGTGTTTATTGGCAAATTCCATGATATTTTTAATGCTTTTTCTTCTGGAATATATTTGAAAATAATATCTTGTGGAGGAGGTGGTGGAGTAAGTTCTTTGCAATGTATTAAAGTTGAACCCGTTGGTTTGCTTGCGACTAGTATCCCCAGGGCACTAGAAAGTCCAGTTGATTCATCTATCCCTTCTACTTCGACATAAAAAACTGTTCTGATATTATATGAATATAATGCACCATATTTGATTTCAACATCCAAAAAATTATTTTTATTTTTAGATTCTAAAACAATAATAGGATATATAGTTTGTGTCCCATCTGAAAGATATTCCGTTTTTTCAATTAAATAACCCACTGATTGGACAATAGAGTCATGAACGGAAGCGAAAATTGGTTTTTGTGTAATATAATTTTCTATTTCCATTTCATATTCATCAACACTGATTCTCGTTGAATCAGAATTTAATTTTGCTTCTTGTTGAATTTTTTGAGCTTCTGTTTTAAAATTTAAAAATTCATTTTGATTTGGATTTAATAGATTTATATTTGAATTGTATTCAATAAGATCTCCAATTAATTTATTGTTAATTTGAAAATCTGTTTTGATATTTGAAATTAATCTATTATATTCATTTGAATCTATTTCTTTCATTTTGTCATCAAAGAAAGAAATTCCATATTCTGATGGTTTAAAACCTAATGAAATAATTTCTGGTTTAATTGAAATGTTAGTTTCCGCATTCGTTCTTCTAACCATTTCGGCACTCGATGAACCAGTTAAATTAGAATCAATCGAATTTAATAAGGTTTCAGAAAATAATTGTATTTTTTTATCTGGTGAATAATCTTGTATTTCCAAAACAGAAAATGTTTCATAGCTATAATCATCTTCATAATAAATTGATTTTAAATTATTTTTTATTTTTATATTTTCACTTATTTCTGTATTATTGCCAATATTAACTGGCGTCCAGGTTAAAACGTTATATCTTGGTATTCTTGAGTTAAAATCATTAATTTGTGAAATGTTTAAAGGCGCATCAGATGTGTTGAGGTTGTTGAAATTTTTTGGAAGATTAGTATTTGAAATATTTGATCTTTCATCTTTGGTGAAAAAATTATATTGAAATTTAACATTAAGATTTTCAACTTCTTTAACATCTATAATTGATATTTTTTTCGATGGCAGAGTTATTTGTTTTGTAAACATTTATTCTATTACCTCTATAGCTACATAATATTCATCCATAAAAGCATCATTTTTAGGAATTAAAAAGGATTTATCTCCATTTTTAATTATTCTTTTTCCTATCGAATCATTTCCAAGCACTCTTTCTGGTGTTTCTTCAATGTTGATTTCAAATTCACTAGGATCTATTAAAATATTAAAAATTTTGTCAAAAGTTTTTGGTGTAAAAATCATTGAATCTATTAATGTTTTGTTGCAAACTCCAACGGTTTTTTGAAGTAGTAATACACTATCTTTTATTGAAGATTTAATTAAGGGATTTTGATAAAACTGTTCTAAAGAACTTATCGGTGGAATGTTGAATAAGTTTAAATATAAGTTTATTAAAGGAATAAACTGGGTGTCTTGTCTATAATTGTATGATATTATTGGGTAAGTTCCTTCAAATTGATCAAATCCCGTACTTAATAATAAGTGTTTGTTCAGCAAAAAAGAAATAATCGTATTGTTATAAAGCGTCTCTTTTTCTTGCGGAAGCAATTTGTTGTATTTTTCTTGGTTTAAAAAATCTTGTTTTGAAAGTTTTTTATCAATTAAAGAAGTCGTATCATTTAATTTAATGAAATTATTTAAATTAATAAAATTTTCATATGGATCAATTTCTAATGTCTCATCGTAATCAACAACTGATAGATTCATATCAAATAAAAATTGTTTTGGTTTATAAATAATTTCTTCATCTAATAAATTTCGTTTGTAAACGTTTATTTTAATAATAGTATTTTCCACTTTAAAATCAACGACCTGTTCTTGACCAGAAATTGCAGATAGTTTATTCAATCTTCCTCTCAATGAATCTATAAAACCATATGGGATACCGACTGACAATAGTTTTTGTTTTTCATTTTTTTTATAAAAGTTATTAAATGATAAGAGATGATAATATTCATTTTCAGATATTTTATCTTTAGTAAAAAAATTATTTTTTGCCTGATTTAAAATTGACTGACTTATTTTATATTGTGTTTTATTAATTAATCCTTGATTTTGATTAATAAATGTTTTATCTTGACTTGAAAAAGACGCAAATAAATTTACAACTGATTTTTTAATCAAATTAAAGTTGAGTGATATGCTGTCGAAAATTGATAAAATATTCTTAATAAATGTATCTTCTTCTTGCAATGTATTGATTAGTTGTTTGTAATTTTGATAAAAAGTATCAAATTTTCTTATGTATTCTTGATCTGAAAAAATTAAAGAATCACCAAAAGGAATTAATTGAGATTGATTTGTTGATTGATTTGTATATTCAACATTTGAAACGGTTGCAAATGAAACTAAAGATGTGGTTTCTATTTCTGATATAGCTTTTTCAATGGCTTTTGATGAAGCTTTTAAAAATTTAATGTTATATAAGATACCAAATAATTTACCATTTTCAATATCAAATTTTACAGATACGAATTTATTTATTAACGAACAAAAACCTTCAAATAAAACCAATAAAATGTAAGATAAACTAACATTTAAATAACTTGATAAAGTTGATTGTTCATTAATACTAAAAGGTTTCGAATTTTCATAAAAAGTTAATGAAAGATCTATAAAATCTTTGAAAAAATTAGGTTTGTTTGAAGTGGTTGCACTTACTGTATCTGTTAAAATTTTATTTATTAGATTAGGATTTGATAAATAAAAACTTGAAAATCCATCGGTTCTAATTGGAGGCGAAAAATTGCCATCTGTATTAATTTGTAATGTTGAATTTTGAGTTAAATATTCCGTAATATAGTTTCCAATTTTTATAGCTAATGCATTTGCAGCAAGCTTAATATTTGAACTTTGATCAGTTGTTAAAGTCAAATCAATTGGAATGTCCACAGCAGACAAAACAGAGGTTGTCTTTAATTCACTTTTTAATTTCTTAAATAATTCAGGACTAGAATCCCCAGTTACTCTGGAGAGGCCAAGTAAAATACAAAATTGATACAAATAGAGCTTTAAGACTTTATCTGTATTAGCTAATGAAAAAATTGCTGGAATTAATATAGTTTCAGGTGAAACTGCTGTTGCTGTTGTGTTATTTAATGTGTTTTTAAGAGTTTCAAATATTTGTTTTATAACATTTTGAGGAATTAATTTATTTGTGCTATTGTAAAAATCAAATATTTCGTTATAAACAGTTTGAGTATTTGAGACTTTTGTTGAAAAATCTTCACCAAATGATATAAAACTAAACGAATCTAGATTTGTTAAAAGCGAGTTTTTAAAATAAATGCTGCCTGGCACATATTCTGTTTCACCATCATCTACTATTGTGTTTTCAAATGGTAAAACCTTTATTGATGGATTAGTTGTATCGTTTAATAATAATGTGCTGGCAATTGTCCCCGATCCTAATGGACTCGAAAAAATATCGGAAGGAATCGTTCCTAAAATGTTATCAAATGGATTAAAATCAGTTGATGGAGAATATACTCTGGTAAGTAAATTTTTAACATTTGGTTTATTTAAACCTTTTGAAATTCTTAAAATTCTTGAAAAAACGTGAAATAATAATTTTGATCTATCTAAAGAATCTGTAGGTAATGAATTTAAAAAATTAAAAAAATTATCTTCTTGTGTTCCAAGTTTTGGTAATCCTCCATTTATTTTTGTGCTTAATGAGTTAATGTCAAAATTAAAATTATTAGTCTTAACATAAGATGTATCAAGTTTCACTGAATTAACATCTGATACTCTATCTAAATCTCTAAAATTTAAAAGATTAATACTATAAGACTCAGAAGCTGATCTTAAATCAAATAATAATTGATATAGAATTTTCGTATCCGAAAATGTGTTAAATGAATTTAAGCTGTAACCCATTTTTCTATTAAAAAATTCTTCGATTGATAAAAGTCCATTAATTTTAAATATTCTTTATTTAATTCTTTCGGCTGAAACGCTTTATCAATAGATTCAAAAATATTTAAAAGAGTTTCAATTAGTTTTAATTTTTTTTCTTCGTTAGAAATAAATGTATTATATTCATTTTTTAATTTTACAAATTCTGTTTTTATTGTTGATTTACTTTCTAGTAAAATTTGCAAATTTTTATTTGTCTGATCTCTTAATTTTGTGAGCTGAAATTTATAATCAAAAAAATATCCTAAATCATTAAATTTTAAATTATCAACATTTTGAAATATTGATTTAAAATCAAAAAGTGAAATAATTTCTGGTCTTTGTGAGGCAAATCCTTTGACTGCATCAATATTAAATTGACTATTCAAAAAACTATTTGATGGCAAACTTAAAGAATCAGGTTTAAAAGATAAATCTTGAACTATTTTTTCTTTTCTTGTTTTTGCAGTATTTGAAACTTTTACACTTGGATTAACAGTTGTCGCTGGAGAAATTTGTGTTAAAGAAAATGGATTTGTTTCAGGTTTTCTTGCGGCTTCAATAATTTCCTTGCTAATTACGACATTTGCTGATGAACCTAATACGCCCGCAGAGATATTTGTCCCTGGTTTGACGGTTTCAGCAATCGATTTAATATTCGTCGGCAAAACAGCTTGAGTAGACAGGTTTCCGTTACTGACATTTTTAGTTCCACTGCGGATTCCTATTCCGTTATTTACAATACCCATATCATTATATAATGATAGTATTTGTTATAATTTCTTGACCTAAAGAGTAATCAAAATAAACAGGAATTATAGAATATGAAACTTGTCCTTTTTCTTTATTTAAAATATCTAAATATTCAAATCTATTAGAATCAGAAACTGCATGTGCTGCCCCACAAATTTTTTTATTTCCAAGTTGGTTTAATAAAATAATGAAATGGTCAATTTTATCTGTATTTCCATCGACAATCCAAGAAATTAAATTTTCATTTTCATTAATTGCTAATGTTAAAGTTTCTTTAATTGATGGTAAGATATTTGTAAAATCAGCCTCAACTTGGATAATTTCAGATGATGGCCCAAAGGAAAAATCTGTTTCAGCATGTTGTTCTTTTATGCTGTTTTCCGTAACAATAGTTCCATATTTTAAAGAATATGGATGCCTTGAGTAATAAGGCAAATAAGTGTATTCTGTTTTAGAATTATTAACATTGACTTCTAAATTAGGAATCAATGTAGATGGGGTTCTAAAGTAAGTAAATACCTTGTATGTATATTTATAACCTGCTTCTATAGGTGTAATGCCAAGTTTTTTTCCTAAAACAGAATCGTTGAATTTTGAATCTAGTACAATTCCAAAATCAGCCTCGTCCCCAGTTTGATTATTCGTTCTTAAAATTCGATGAACAAAAGAGACGTTCAAATCTGTAGATTTAATATTGTCTTTAAATAAATCATAAACTCCTTGTTGTTTAAAAACATCAATCACAAGATTTGTTTTATTTTTTTCAACAGTCGTTGATAAATCAAATTCAACATTCAGCTGATTTGAATTTATTGAATTCTTTTGATTATTTATTTGAGTGTTAAGTATGTTTGTTTTTATTTCTTTATTGTAAACATCCAACACTGAAACCCCTGGGATTTTTGTTCCGTCTTTTTTTATATATTCAATATAATATTGGATACTTATGTCTTTTTTGTTCCCAACGTCTTTGAATGATATAAAATTATTTTGAATTTTAGTCGGTCCAAAGATTAACTGCTTATTAGTTTGATTTTCTGTAAGTTTGAAAATCATTGCTGAAATTAAATTTTCATCTTCATTTACACAATCGATTACAATAGAATTATCTTCTTTTATTTCGTAATTCCATGTATTGGCTATACTTTTTTTTGTTAAAAATTCTTGTGATGTTACTGTTTTAGTTAAGTCCAAAATCACTGAATCAAATAAAAGACCTTTTTTAGAATCGTTAAATTCTGAAAAAGCTCTTAAAATAATTTTTTTATTTAAGAGCTTATTTATTTCAAATTTTTTTTCACCATCAGAGTTTAATAAACTATATTTTCCTAAGAAATAATATTTTTGATTTTTTGAATTTAATTCTTTGTAATACAAGAGAACATCTGTCGCGAGTTTATCAACTTGTTTAATGTTAACAATTAATTTTTCTGTATTAGATCTAAATGCGGAAACAATTTTTGGAGCAAATTTTGGCAATGTAAAAATATCATAAAGTTTTTTATGATTAACAACTATTTCCTTTGTTGTTGTTGGTCTTCCATTTTCATCATACAATTCTATTTCAAAAAACAGTTCATTAAAATTTTCTAAATTTCTCTTATCTATTTCTAAATTTACAATAAAAGTTTTCTTTGTAGTTGTTAACTTAACAATTTCAGAAACAATTGTTTGATTTGAAACAAAATTTTTATTTGAATTTTGTTCTATAATAGATTTTTGCAATAAATTTAAATTGGAGTAGTTTACAACAGTACCAGCTTTTATTGTATTTAAATTTTTTATTCCATTTGTGCGTTGAAGTAAAATTGCTGGATCTTTATTTTCTTTTAAAAAATTCAACATTATTTTACTCGTAGCTAAAGAATCTGCCGTTAAATTTGTATTATAATTCGGTTTACTTTCTTTTAAAGATGTTACTCTTTGATCAATTGTCGATAAGTTATTTATTTCTACCGTTTGCTGAAATTTATTTTTTTTCGCATCTTCTAAATCTTTTAATGAAAGATTATCAAGAATTGAAAATGATTTTGTATAAAAAATATTTTCATCATTTTTGGTTAAATTGGTTTTTCTTATTGTTTGAATAGATAATAAATTATCTATTATTGTTTTATTAGCTAAATTTCCTTTGTTGTCTAGAAATTTATTAGGTTTATTTGGTAATAATTTATCAATATTTATTATTGGCTGAATACTACTTTTTTTATTTTTATAAAGAAAAATCTTGCCATTTATGGTGTTATTTTTTGATATAGCTTCATTAATATCAATATCAAATTGCAATTGATAGCTAAAATAATCAGGAGTTACATCTTTTAATGTTGCAAATTTTTTTTCATCAACAAATAAAATTGTATCAATTGCAGCATTTTTAAATTTCATACAATTAACTAGATTTTAGCTAAATACTAAAGTAAAAATGTTTATAAAAGTATGAGTATTATTATCATCTAAAAACAATTTTCCAACAAAGTAAATTTGTCTATTTTTCTGAATCCCATTTTCTGTATATTGTTGATTTCCAAAATCAACAATATCCAATTTGGAAATATTTTTATTGTTAATTTCGAAAATTTGACCAATAATTCTATTACTTTCAGATGCATTTGAAAAATTTATTTTTTGATATGATCCTCTAGCTTGAATTTTTTCAAATTCTTCAGTTAGTTTTTGTTCTGTTAACTCTTCTTGATATCCAAAATTTGGATAAATCCCCAACGAAGAAGTTGTTGCCGAGAGTTTTTTATTTATTGGTGGTAAAAATTTAAAATTTGGTAAATTCGATAATCGTTTATCTATAAAAAGACTTTCAGCATCATTAATATTTGTTTCGAAAATTTCTTTTGAAACAATAATAGGACTGTTTCTTGTAATATTAAATTCAATTGAATTTGTAGATAATTTAAAATCTACATTTTGATTATTAAAATTTTTTGTTTGTAAAATCGACAATTGTTTGTAATTGTTAAAACTTGTAGATAGGATTTGTTTTCCAAACTCAGATACAAGTGAAGCACTTACTTTTTGTAAAAATCCACCAGAAGTAAAATTAATTTGACCATTAATAACAGTAAAAGTTTCGTTGGAACCTGAAAGTCCAAGCACAGATGGAATTTTTAATTTACCACTATCATCCACACTAAAAATAATTGTATCTTGCGGTCTTCCTTTTGCTTCAAGGTTTAATCTTTTTGTGTTAAGCGTTTCATATGAGCCACTATCATATTGATCTAAGTTTGAGTAAAAAATACCAGCATCAGAAAAAGAAGCATAATTGATTTTCAAAGCCCCTAATGACAGTTGTTTTTTTCCTTCATTGGTTAATTGAATATCTAAAATTCTTTCTTTTGGATTTAAAAACCCTGACATAATTGTAAATACAAACTCATTATTTTATTTTTTAATCAAAAAATGGCCTGCCCGCTCGATAAAACGAATCATATACACCAGAGTCTCTTGTGTTTAAGGTCGAATTTAAATTTATTTCACTACCACTCGAACCACTTAAAAAAGTTACCTTCAATGGATAAGTTATTGTTTTATTTTTTGAATTAAACATTGCTGAAAAAAGACGGCCGCAATGTTTAAATTGTAACTGTTCATGAGCTTTATTAGACAATAAAGCTTTTGATTTCTCTGGGAAGCCAGATTTAAGTCCATATTTCCAACCTCTAATTAAAGCACCAAAAAAAACTGATTCACATCTATAAATCCCAATGTTGTGAATAACATTTGTTATAAATTGTCCTCTATTAGCATATCCATCTCCAAAACCATAAACAAATTTAATGTTTGTTTCATTCGAAGCACTCTGAATAATATTTGTAGTTGTATTAAACATGGTGCCAGCACCATTTTGTTTGTCTGCAAAAATTCCGTGTATCGGTTTTGATGTGGTTAATGGCAACCCTGAAGTTTGAATTGATGTTGATGGAAAAAGAAAACCAAAAAAAATATTTGTTTTATATTCAATAACATAAGGTGCGCTAGGCAAATATCCCCAAAAACCATCAGGATTCGAAGGTAAAAACTCTGGGAGCATTGTTATTGGTTTTGATGTCTCAACTTCTTCATGATTAAAATTTATTCCATTGCTACCTTCTGTAGTATCGACAGATCCTGAAATGGAATAATACATTTTTTCAGGGGAGAAAATCTTTCCTTGAAGTCTTTCTGCATTTTTATATTTTATTTCAAAAGGAAAAGACGTGTTCCACTTATCATTAGAAACTTGCTTAATTCCTGTGCTGCTCGTCGAAAATAAACTGTTGGGAACAATTGTGTTGGTTATTGGAGAATATAAATCCCCACCAAAAATATATTCCAACATAATAGATTGAGTAGCAAATCCTTTGCCTACATTTATCATTACTAAATTTCCACCATCAACATTGAATATTTCATTCATATCTGGTACAAAACTATCATAGTAATATTCATTTTCTGATTCAGCAACAGAAAATTTATTATTCTTACTTATTAAAGTAACACTTGTTGATAATGCAGTTCTATAATCTGCAAAAGAGTTTGAGTAATATTCTGGTTTTATTAATGTGCTAGTAGGTAAACTATTTAGTAACCCGCTGCCAAATTTAGATATTGAGACGCCTCTATTTGTGTTTGTAGAAAGTTGCCCGTTTTCTTGCCTTGTAACAAGAAAAGCCCCAGTTATATAGTTGTCTGTATACGAGCCAACATAACTTGATCTTGAGTTAAGGTCTAAAATTGGCATTTATTTTTTCTCTCCAATGTTAATAGTAGATATTGTGTTTAGTGCAGATTCGTTTGAATCATATTTGTGTGATTCAATATAATCTAAAGAATCATTCATTTTTAGATAAGATCCAAATAGAGTGATTTTTATCTTACCAGAGATTGAAAGCGTCGCAACATCTGTTTCTCCTGGCGGGAAAAAATTTAAACCTCTTGATGTTAGTGATAAGATATCTAAAAAACTGGAATGATCAAAAATTGGTGCCTGAAATCCTAAAATAAGATTATCTTCTGGTAAAAGTATATATGGAATATTCACTACTGCAGAATTCTGAAAGCCAAGTGAAACACTTTTATCAGAATCTGAGTTGGTAATATCACTTAAATTAACTTTGCCTTCACTCGCTATTTGTTTGATTTGATTTCTTAAAGAAAAATCTTCAGCGTTTGATCTTGTTCCGTTGAAAGTTGATAATTTCTGAGAAAAAACTCTTTGAGTTCCTAGTGGATTGTCTATAAAATACATTAAATATGGCGGATAATCATTTTTTGTTGCAACATTTGGAGCAAATTCAATAAGATTCTCTTCCGAAAGTGAAAAAGCAAATGTACCTTCATTTGATGCCAAATATTCAATATTATTTCTTATTTTATTTTCAATATTAGAATCCGCATATACACATCCCATTCTATAAAATCCAATTAAATCATTTGTTTCAGAACCTGCATGAATATATGGAAGCTCTAAATTAGTAAATATAGAATTTGGAGTTGATGGAAAATTAGGGATATTATCAAAAAATTGAAAATATTTGTATTTTGAATTACGAATAAAAATTTCAGATTTTCTTTGATTCATTAAAAATATAGTGGCTAATGCAATCGAACTTGTAGTAAAATTTAAATTATCGTTCATTACGCAAGAAAGTTCTTCGATTTGTATTTGTATTTTTTCTAAAACAAATGGTTCTTTAATATAAGAACCTAAATTTAACAAATTTTTAGAACTTCCTCGATAAGTTGGGGAACTTGGGAAACCAAAATCTGAGATTGGCAACCCTAAATTTTCATAAATATCATCGGATTGATAAGCTTGATAAGTTTTATTGGTATCAACTATACTTGGACCAAATCCAAATGCTTTTTCAGTAAAATAACTATTAATTCCTATCGCTCCAAATGCTAATTCTGCAGAACCGCTATTAATTCCTATTTGATCTATTGTTTTCGTATCAAAATTGTAATAACCAAATGGATTTTCTTTTGAATTTTTTGATGTTAAATTTTGTTCTGAACTTAATGGAAGTTCTAAACTAATGATAGTTTTGTCTTTCAATGGGCCAGAAAACCCAACGACGGAACTCCCAGTTGCATAATAAGAAGAAGTTAATAAATTTATTTTAGAATCATTAAAAGGATTATCGACTGAAGGATTTATTTGATAAAAAAATGAAGACTCTGCATTTATTGGAGTTTTTGCATTAATTGATATTGAAGTTGAAAGTTCTGATGTTAACAATTCTGATGTGCTTGGAAGCATAGAAGGAAAATTAATTGATTGAGTTTGATTAAAATTAATTGTTTTAATATCAGAAAATGCATTTTCATCAACTAAAGATTTTTCCTGTTTTGTTTTTTTAACTTCATATGGATTTAATCCACGAATTCTGCTTAATTTTTCTATTCTAGCCATTAACTTCCTCTTATTTTCCCATTATAAGCAATCGAATCTGTTCCCGAATAATTGTAAATCATATTAGAAACAGATGCACCTGCATTACAACTTTTAATTTCAAAACATTTTCTAATATCGTTATCTCTTGAATATTTTAAAGCAGCAATAGCTGATTCAAAATTTGAATCTGAATTTAGCACCAACGAATCTGAATTATTTTCTTTTTCAGTGTAAGCTGTGATATAAACTGTTTTATATATTTTATAACCAGGAATTGTAATTCCACCCAAAACAGTTTGTCCTAAATCTAAAAATGGTTTAGCATTTTCTATTGAATTATCTATGTGTTCTAATACAAATTGGCTTATTACTTGATTTCCATTATTTAATCCGTCTAATGGTCCACAATTTAAAAATCCACGAATACCTTTTGGTATATATCCACTTTCAATTGATTTAAGTCTATAAGATATTGGGAATGGTTCTATTATATTAGCTATTTGTGATGGTAATCCACCATTGGTTTCGATTGGATATGAATATAATTCAGAATTAGAAACAAATGAAACTGGATCAAATTTAATTTCTTGTTCTGTAAAACAAACAATTCCTGTTGTTGCAGTAAATGAAGGTGTTTGACCAATAGAATTTATTTCTTCTTCTTTAAGTCCTTGTTCTATTTTTCCATCGGGTAATATTTTACCTGTCCATAGTTTCATTTTACTGTTTTGGTATAAATCTGTAGCTATTCTTAATTCAATACCTTGTCTGTGGGAATTATATTCAAGAATATTTGTAATTGAAGAATTGTCAGTATTTTTGATACTTTGTTTTCCAAAATCAATTTCATTAAATGCAGATTTTTCATTTTCTGATAAAAAATTTATTGCCATTTTAATATGTTTTAATTACTCCTTGAATTGTTTGAGCTACATTTGGAGCTGCTGAAGAATTTAAATTTGCTCTGTTTAGATATTGGTTATAAAATTTATACTGTACTTTAGAACTTTCTAAGATGTGTGGTTGAATAACAAAGTTAATACCTTTAAATTTAACATTTTTAGATAATAATGATTTTATAAAATCATTTAATGTCATATTAAACCATTTATAAAATTCAAAAAAGGATTTTATGTTTAAATTCGTAGTTAATCTATTAAAGTAAAGTGTTCTTAAAGACTCAAGTTCTGGGTAATCTACACTAAAAAGATTTGCAGGGTCACCTAAAATATTTTCTAACATTGAAAAATCCCCAAATAGATTTACAATATCTGCATTTAAAACTTCTGCTATACCAAAATCAATGCTTAATTTTGTACTGTCTGTCGGCTGTTCTTCGATTTCTAAATTGTATTTTGGCGCGACAGATACAATTTCATTATATTCATTAGGATTTATTAAGCTTCTAATTCGAACTTTATTATCTGATATCGCTTCTGTAAATGATGTTGCGGGAATACTATATCTTATTGGTTGTTTTGTTATTGGTGATTCAGAAAAACCAGAACCAAATAGATTGAAATTATTCTGACTTAAGTCTAAAAGTTTAAAGTTAGAATAATCTGAAACACTTTCTTCAAAATCGTGGATCATTCTGATTTTCTCATAGGAACCAGACCTAACTGTTTCAAATTGATTATTTGTTAAAGGGTCTTCTACACCAATAGATTTGATATTTCTAATATGCTCAAAAGTTTCAGTGTTTGTAACATATTTCGACCAAAATCTTAATTGACTCACCTTTCCATCAAAATAATTTATTTTATTTGTTTTAGATACAAGTTCTGACACAAAAGAACCACTTCCAATTGATAGGTAAGACCCACTAGGAACAAACCCAGAGGAAGGTAAAGTTGTTAATAAATTTGTAGAAGGACTTGTGCCTATATCATCGTAAAAGCTTGTGGTTGAGAAAAAATCAGTAATTTCTCCTTGGTTTTGTTTTCCAATTTTTATAAAAAATGAAGATGAAGTTGATTGATTGAATTCAATTGAATCATAACGTTGTTTTCCAAAAGAAATAAACCAAGGAGATTGATCAAAAAGATCAAATGATCCAGTTAATGAAAGACTCATTGACATTGAACTGCTAAAGGCTGAGTTTGGTAAATAATCTAAAACTAAACTATTAGGACCAGTAGTATAAAGATTTCCAATGACTGCTTCGGACCCAACAGATCCAGAGTCTACAGAAATTCTCATTAAACTTTGCGTTGCGGTTTGATTTTGATTTAATATGAATAAACCTTCAAATGCCCAACTTCCAGAAGTCAAAAGATTATCAGATGAAGTCGATGAAATCGTTGGATAACCTGGTTCAATTCTTGGAGATTGAAAATATGAAGAAGTCAATAAGGATGCACTTGAGAAAGTTAAAAAATTGAAAATTTCCTGCTTCGTTTCTCTTGTGTTTTTTAATGTTCGTTCTATTGAACCACCGTATTCTTTAATTTTAAAAAATGAATATGGTTCCAGACCAATAGAACGTAAAAACACATCAATCGAATATCGTGTTCCTTTAGAAACCAAAATGTCTTTTGCGTTTATTAAAATTCTCTTCCAAATTTTATTTTGGATTGTTTTTAATGATAAACTTGAAGTGCTTGAATCTTGGTCATCCACATCGTCACCATATACAAATTGAGTAATATTTGCATTCGAAAACAAATCTGGTAATTCAATTCCATATCGTTTAGCTAAAAATTCTAGAAAATAGTCAGAAATAACATTTGTGTCGTCATAATCCACATGAATTAAATTACTAAACTCTTTTATGAAAATTTGTATTTCATCAAAAAAATCTGCGGTTGCATATAATAGGCTATTCAACGTTTGGGTAGAACCAAGCTGAGCAGTTTTTGGTAGAGATCCATTTAGTTCATTTTCAATTCCCCCAGTATTTGAATTTATTCCATCTGCTATCTTACCTTCCTCAAAGTAATGTGGTGGAATTAAATTTGTAATCAATGCTGGGTTTTCATTGTCAAATTCTATAGCTGATGAAAGTATTGTTTCTCTCATTTGTTGAACTGAACTTATATTTGAAAACAAAATTGGATTTAAATTTCTTTGCTCATAGGTTACAGGGGGATTTCCTATTGAGTTCGTCATAAAACTTCTTGTAGTATACAATCCAAAAAGATTGTTTGAACTATAGTCTAAAATAATTTTTTTACTTGTGCCTTCAGGTTCATTAAACTTATAATATAATTTTAATTCTGGTAATTGAAAGATATTTTTTAGTTTAGATTTTTGAATGTCTTTTTCGGTTTTTAATTCATGCCAAATTCTCAATTCATCAATTGCACCTGAAAGAATTTCTGTTGGGGTAAAAATAGAAGAGTCGATATTAAAATTCGATCCACTAAAAATTGTTAAATCAGCATTGTTGATGTTTAAATCATTAAGTTCTGTTCTTGAACTTGTTTGTGTCAACACAGCATCGACAAACATTTCTAATTGATTTTTTCTATCAGAACGATCCCAGTTAAAACAAACATGATTCCAAACTCCTTTAGACAGAGATGCCGAAGTCGATAGTGAAAAAGCACCAGAATTCACGGTGAATCCACAAAAATATTCTGAGGTTGTACTTGCACTTACCCACTCAGTAAATCCGTGTGAACCACTTAATTTTTGTAAGATTATTGAATTTCCATTTGTTTGATTTGGCACCCAAATCCAATTTTCAATTGATAAATTTTTAGAACCAGTTGGATTTAATCTGGAGACGCCATTTTTATTTTGAGAAATTTCTAAATCGTTTGTACCACTTGAATCTTTTGTTGTTATGACCGCATTACCCTCGGAATAAAAATATCCAAAATTATAAGGCATATTATCAAAAATATACTTTTGGTATCCTGTTAGTGAATCTTCAAAATTTTCAAATTCTTTTTGAGTTCCATCGAATGGAAAATTGTTTATTATGGTTTTAAAAGCTTCGTTTGTTTTTACCTGTGCTGAACCATAAAAAACATGTTGTGAAAAATTACTCCAATCAATATTAAATTGTTGAGTTGATTTTAAGCCAGTATTCAAAGGATCATATCTAAAAGACGAAGAAGTATCTAAATTAATTGATTCATCCAGTCCATATTGTTTAGCAACAAGCCCTTTTGAAGAATTTGTTTTTATATTAAAAAACCTTGGTTTCAGAGTCACTAAAACATTAGAATTTGACTTCATGCGAATAAATATGATATTATAAAAATGCTAGTTAAAGAACTTTAAATCTATAACCAGTATTTTTATAATACGTGGATTCATTCGTCGAAATATTTTCCATGAATTCTAATTCATAAACTTTGTTTGATATAAAATTTTTCATTTCCAAGGTAAAAGTCATGCAGTTTCCGTCACAAGAAATTTTGGTTGCATTACTTTCTGTTGTAAATGGGATAATTTCTTCTTTTGTATAAGAATCAACCACTCTAAAGAAGAAGTTATCACTTAATAAAATGTTACTATTATTTATTCTTGAAAATTTATTTATTTCAGAACTGTTATTTGTTAATAAACAACTAAATTTTACATTTTGCTCTTTTTTATATTCATGTTTAAAATTTAAGATTGACAATACGTTCATTTCATTTAAATTCCCACCAATAAATGTTGTGTCTTTTTTAAATTTCAAATTTTCTTCTTGTCCAAAACTTACCGATCCATCATTACTTTTCCAATAGCCTTTAAAATAAATTTCTGATAAAGAATTTGAATGAAAATTTATGAAATCTGGATCATTATAATCGATATCTACAGTCGCAAGATAAGATCCAGTTATTTCTTTTGAGTTTAAAACAAATTGAGAGCCAGAAAATGATTTACTGTAATAAATCACACTCCTTGTGTTATATGTTATACTCCTTGAGTGAGATGGACTAAATGAAGTCGTTTGATACGACACCGAACGCGACGCGATTAAATTTAATGTGACACAATTAGAGCCAGTTAATTCTATAGAATTTGAAACAAAATTTTTATACTGTCCGAATTTTTTATTTTTAATACTGATTTTATTTTCAAAATTAAAATATAAATCTTCATTATTTTGAAAATAACTGTCATCTAATAAACAAATAACTTTTGGCTGTAATGTCTCTTTGTTTATGTGACGAGAACCAAATCTTTTAACAAAAAACGTGTTTGTTGAATCTTCTATTGAAGAAGTAAGAGATAATCTAAAGCCATTGTTTTCAACAACTCCTGCTAAAACAGCAGAAACGAAAGGTGTTATATCAGCAACAAGGTCTTCGGTCCCAACTGTAAAATCAACATCTTGCTGGAAATTCGAATAAAAATCAACGTTAGGAGTACCTATCGAACCAGAAGAATTAGCTCCAGAAACTGTCCATAAAATCGGAGTCCCATTATCAATGCTTGAAGTTTGCCAATTACAAGCATCAATATCTCTGTATTCTATTACATCAAAACCAATACCCTCATTGAAAGATTTTGCAAGTGGATTAACAGAAATCGAAAAATTTGTTGGAGTTGTATTTCCACCATAAATGTTTTTTAACACTAGTTTTGCTTTAAAGCTGGGATCTGTATATGGAAACAATGATGAAGAAAGTTCAGAGAAATCAAAATAAATTAAACCCCTAGACATTTCTTTAAGGCTTTGAGAGAATGCGCTTCCTGTTAATGTTGAAGAAATACTCGCCTCATTATAAAGATAATAAAGATCAATGCTAGATGCTAAACCAACATTTGAGGTTTCTTGCCTTTCGTTATTGATCCATTTATTTTGTATATATGTATCTTTTGTTGCTTTTATAATTTTATACATTGTCAATTATTAAATAACAGACCCAAGTATATTCTCAGATGGGTATTTTAATTCAAATATACCACCATTAGGCGCGATTACTATATTTTTTCTTGTGTTGGCAGCAAAATCATAAGAATTTGAACTATAAGTTTTCCCATTTATCGTACCAGCAACATTCGTCAATCGAACGAACTCTACAGATAACACCCCAGGATTATTGAAAATAATATTGTTTATTTCAGATAAATTTAACGATTGTTCTATTTGAAAATTATTGATTGAAAAATATTTTTCTAATTTTTTGTTAATATTTTGTATTACAATTTGTTTGTTTTGATTTTTCGTTAATGAGATTTGATATTCAATTTTAAAATTAACAATTTGTCCATCTAATATATCAAATGAGTCTGGTATTACCCTGAAGGTATTTAAATATTTTACTAAATTTTCTTTTAGTGTATCGTTTGAAATTGTTAAATTTCCATCAATTCCTTTTGAAAGTAGATATATAATTGACGAATTGTTATTCCATGGATTTGGCTTTAACGCTGCTCTAAAAACTCTTCCAAATGTTGATGGCATTGTATATATTCTTGCTAAAACATCTCTGGTTTCAACAACTCTTGATTGTGCTGCTGCAAAAGAAGGAATTAAATTTTTAAGTTCATCAATTGAAAGTGCATCTAAACCACCAGCTGCATCAAATTCATTTTTGACTTTTATTGAATTTTTTACATAGTTTGCAATATCAACAGATGTTGAAAATGGAAATCTAAAATATAAAACATTAATATTGTTTGTAATTGATTCTGCAGGAACGTTGTGTCTTAATCCACCACCGTAACGATATGTTATTGTAACAGTGCTATTCGGTACAATAGTACCTAATGTGCTTGTTCCAAGTAAGTTATTTGGATTAATCGTAATTCTGTTTATTGCTGTTTTTCCATACAATGGTAATGCAAATTTTGAGGGATCTGGAATCAAATCATCATCTGTTGATTCAGCATTTCCACCGCCAAAGCGTAACACAGTCAACCCAGAAGAATTACTTTGTTTTTTTACATATCTATATGGCGCAGATTTTAAAAACATTACACTTTCAGTTTCTAAAGAATCCGAATTTACATTTTCTTGTTTTAAATAAACAACATCATTTGCTAATGTTTCTAGTTCATAATATACGTTTCCATAGTTGTCAATAACACTTATTATATCTGTAACATTTTCAAAGCTTAATACAAATTCTTTAAATGGTTCAAATCCATTAAAAGTGAAACTATCAGTCGCTAATTGTCCAGAAATACAAACACCTTTTAATTTCATTGTAAAATATGTAGGATTATTACTTGCATCTCTTTTTGAAATTTCTATTGTTGCAATATATTGATTATTTTTATCTTTTTTAGAAAAATCTAATGTTTCAGTTAAATTGAATAAAATACCTTGTTTAGAATTCAAAACAGTTCCTTCTTCTATTATTGGAAGTGCAGTAGGATCAACAGCAAATCCCGTTGCTGTCATAACTGAAGGAACTTCTATTTCGAAAGTAACTAAAACAACCGCTGGTGTAGCCCCAATCATTGGAACTCTATTGTCTCTTAAATGTCTTTCAATATTTCTTGGTTCAACAGCAGTTTCTGGGGAAAGTTCGTGAAATTGATGATCTAAATAAAAAGACTGAGAATCTCCAATCATTGAAACGGTATCAAGAAACATTCCCATAAAGCTACCAATTGAGACATCTTTTATTTTATCTCCATAATAACTCCTTAAATGTTTTTCCATTTCATTTCTAAAAGATTGAAAATCTTTATTAAGATATGATCTTGTTAAAACTTGTTTTAAGACTTCTTTTTTAGATAAATCATTTGACATGGTTGTTATTTCTAAATATCTCATTTTTAAGATACAAAAATTGATAACTTAATATAAGCTTCTGATATGTTTAACTTTGGAACATTAAAACCTATCAATATATCAATTCTACTTATAGAATTTTGAATATCTCTGAAAGGTTTATGTTTAAACTCCCTTAAATTAACATAAGGCATATAATCTCTTACAGCAGTGTTAATTCTTACCATAGCTTCTGCCTCAAAATTATCATCACTTGAATATTCAATTGAAAGTGGTTTTAAATTGGCCCCAAAAAAATATCTTCCTAATCTTTCGCCATGATTTGTCATTATTAGGTTTTTTAAATTATCTTTTAAAACTTCAGTAACATCACTTGATGTGTTAAAAAAATATTCATTTTCCTCACTAATAGTCAGAGGAGTTAATATTCCGACAGGAGTCTCTGAAACTACAGGATTTAGTAATTTACGAGTTTCATATATTTTAAAACCAACGTTTTCAAAACTTGTCATAAAGATAACTATTTTTTTCTAACAAAATCATTAAATTTTATTGCCCTAACTGGCATTCCGTCTGGGCCTGGACATTGAATTGCTTCTAGAATTAATTCTAACCTTTGTCCAACTTGATCTTGTATGTAAGAATCTATTAAATTTGATAAATCCTCCGACATTTTGTCTTTTAATTCTTCTGCTGTTTGCGGGTTATTTGTAGTTTCAATTGAAAAAATTTTTTTTATGTTTTCTTTTAGATCATTTTTTGTCATTTTATTCACCGTATATTTTTTCTGATTTCGCTTCAGCCGTATTGATATTATCAAGTGATGTTTTTATTGTTGACACTTTAGCTGTAGTCGATATTCCACTTGCTTGACTTGCTTGAATCGCAACAAGAGAAGATATTGGAGAAAATGGAATTGCTATACTTGTTTTGAACGCAGTATCGTATGCTACCGCCATTGTCTGTAACTGTTCAGCTAGATTTTTTATTTGATTTTTTAATTCTGTTATATGCCTGTCATATACAGACCATTTTATATAAGGTTCAGCTTCTTGTGTCGCCTGGCCAAAATATATTTTTTTACCTTCCAATTGAATTTTTCCTTCATTGTTCAGATATAAAAAAGAAAGATCTTCATTTGATTGACCTTCCTTTATCAATAAAATTGTTCCATTTATATTTTGGTTTTCAGATTTTCTGGCAATTAATCTTAGATGATCTGCTTTTGTTAAAAAATAACTGTTTCCATACAGTTGATTTTCTAAATTTGGCTGTGTAACTGAAAGTGTATTGTCTGGATATCTAATTCCTCCATCAACAGATGAATCTAATTTAAAATTCAAATCTACCCTAGAATTCATTGTAAGATAAATTCTTGCTGCATCTGAGACATAATTTAAATTACCTTCTGATTTGTTGGATTCTTTGTTTCTTTGGAATGTAGTTTTATCGGTTTCTAAATCATTAAATTTATTTCTGACTAAAAATGGAGACGTTTTAGTCTCATCTGTTGTTTGAGTTGCTTCGACCTCTAATGGAATACGACCGCGACCAGCAACAATATCAATTGTGCCAGAATTTAAAACAGGATCTTCTTCTAATTCTGATACTCTATCATTCCCTAACACTATTAATGTATTGTTTGATCCTTGTAAAACAAAATCTTTTGGTCTTTTTTTGAATCTAGGAACTGGTTCAAATTTTTGTGTCTTAGCTGATTTTGAATTATCTCTTATTGTTTTAAATGGGTTTTCGTTTGGTGAATTTGGTTGAATTGTATATCGATTAACAACATCAGCACCATTTGGAAATCCTGGGGTAAGATCTATTTGTGTTTGTGAATTTTGTCGATTAGATCTTACCTGTTCTAATCCCTCTTGAGTGTTTTTAATATCGAATGATCTGTCCGAATGAGTAAAATTTGCGTCTTCTACTGCATAATTTTCATGAGGGCGAGTTAACCAGCGACCCAGAGAACTTCCAAGATATTTGTAGTCTTCGTATAAAACAAATACAATTTCCCCTGCCTGTACGGGAAGAGAAAAGTGGCTTGAAAAAAATGGATATACAATAGAAGGTGTTGAGTCTATTAAATCTTGTCCATTATTTGAAATTCTAGCCAACAAGGACATTGGGGGCATCAAATCAACTACTTCAGGATTTGTTACCGCCGATTTTATTCTATCTTTTTCACTAGAAGTTAATATTTCTGGGTCGAAAAAAATCTCTTCCACAACTGCCCTGAAAAATGTCGGGGAACCTCCATTTTGTTTTAAGGAAGATAATAATCCCCTACCAGATTCACCGACTCCACCAACTAACAATCTTGAAACATTAATATTTTCAGTCATTTTTTCTTAATTGGTTTGCTTTCATCATTTTTTTTAAAAAAATGATTAATCATAGATTGATTTTCTTCTTTTTCTTTTTCTTCTTTGGCTTTATCTACTAACTCTGCTAATTTAAGCAATTGTTGGTTTGATTTATTCATAATATCCATATAACGATGAAGTGTTTGTCCATTTTGAAAATGTTTATCTTCATTATCATAAGTTTTCACATATAGATCTAACCATAAAGCTAATGCATGTTTTCTATCTGTCATAGCATTTGAATAAATTAGTTTCCATAAGCTTGCCAATTTTGGATCTAACTTTAAATCTGTTAACAATGACGTAAAATCTTGCAGCCCATTTTTCACTTGTACAGCAACATCTTCAGAAAGTTCATCTTCAATATTAGAAAGAAAGTTTTTTGCCTTTTCTGCTTTTTCTAAAGGTGTGTCTATTCTTTCTTCGGTAATTTCTTCGGAAAGGTCTGTTATTATAACATCTGTTTCTTTCATAGATCCTCAACTTCTTTTTTTGTGGTTTTATATACTTTTTTAAGAGAAGATAATGTCGTTGAAAGTTGTTTGTTATTCATAAATGTAACTTCTCTTAAAAGAGAAAGAGCAGTTTTTTTAGTGAGTTCATCATAATGATCAATATTATTGATAATATTTTCAATATTCGCTAAAACGAGTTTTTCGTTTTCTGTTGTAACTTTTTTCTTCATTTCTGAAATAATCTCTTTTATTTCTCCATGTTTCTCATTTGAAATCATCGTATCTTCAGATGAGGGATCAATTTTAAAATTTTCAATTAATTCTAATTCATGATTTGTGAATGCTTCTTTTTCTTCCATAGAAATAACTGAATGAACATGTTTTGTTGATGCTTTTGCTTCAACAATCAAAAAATTTTTTGCTACAACGTTATAATAAGAAAAAGCTTTGGAACCTTTTGTTTCATCAAATTTTGAAATTATTTGAAATAATTGCGCGACCGCTCTATCTCTTAATTCTTCTTTAGATTCAAACGCTGTTTTATAATTGTATACGTTTATTAAATTTTCAACTAATTTTTTAAATGGATCATAAATTTTTTCAACAAATATTTCATGTTTTTTTTCAATATTTTCTTCGTATTTATACGCTATCGCGGCGAGTTCTGTTTCTTTTGTGAAATAATTTGCACTTGGACCAGATCCTGGCTTTCTTTTGATTATCTTCTTACCACGTTTATTAAACATTTTGATTTCCTTTTGATAAAGACTTACTATTTCTATTATTCATTTTTGTTTTTACGTTTTTATCAATTTCTTCTAAAAGTTGTATTATTTGTACAGTTGCATTTTTTGATCTGATACTTGTATCAATCATTGTTTTAAATTTTTGTCCTACTTCTGGCGAAGTCATAAAATATTCATTTTCGAGTACTAAAGTTGCTGCTTTTAAACTTTCCGAGTGCGCTAACATTAATTCTGGAAATGAATCTTCAAATAAAAAGATTATTTCGGCCATATAAGAAACATTTTTAAACAAAAAATAACAACCAAAACCTAACACAACATTTAGCAATAAACTAATCAAAAGCAGAAAAACCATAATGATTAAAATGATAAAAATAATTTATCATAATGTTTTTTGACAGAATCGATTGAAAATTTTTCTTTTATTTTAACTTTAAGTTCATTAGCCCATTCTGTAGGAATTTTCGAATCATTATAAAATTTTTTCAATTTATACTTAACGTCAGCTTCTTTAGGTTCTGCCCATTTTGCATTTTTCATAAAAATATTTTTATCAACTCTTGATTCATGAATTTCTTTCAACTCATAATCAAATTTTATCCATTTTCCTAAATTAAGATATTCTGTATGCGCCGACCAATTTGTTGCTAAAACTGGCAATCCAAAAGATGCTGCATTTATAGCTGGGATGTTCCATCCTTCGCCCCTTGTTGGTGCATACAATGCTTTGATTGTTGGGTTTCCATATAAACCAACAATTTCACTAGGTGATAAGTTACCATGGACTATTGAAATTCTCGGATCTTTTTCAGAGTCGTACCCGATTTCAATTAAGAGTTGTTGAAAAGTCGCAGCAATATTCCTTCGATCCATATGTTGAGCTCTTGCGGTAGATGTTTTGATTACAAGTCCAACATCAGGGTTTCCTTTAAATTCTTCAACAAACCATTTAATAGCAAAAGGAATGTTTTTTCGATCATTAAATGGAGAATTTCCAGTTAATTGTCCGAACAAAAGAAAGTTAAATTTAGAATCAATTCCAATTTCTAAAGGTTTATATTCAGAATCAAATGCTTCATCATAGGCTTCTGGAACTACTACTATTTTAGTTGAAATCTGTTTGCCTTGTTCCTTAGATGTTGTTTCAAATGTACTTTGGACAAATTCAGATGGAACAACAACCAAAGACATGGAATTAATAGAATCGATCCAATCTGGATTTGCCACTGTTGCTTCAACTCCAGCAGTTACTCCAATATTTATTTTTGCAATATTTGGATTCCATTCATTTGGAAGTTGAACTTGAACAGAAAGATCGAAGGCGTTAAATTTTACGTATTGTTCATCAACCATTGATTGATAAATCCAACCGATTAAACCTGAATCATATTCGGTATCAACAATAGAATAACAATCTCCCCATGGAGTCAATTCAAATTTTATTTCAAATTTATCTTGATTATCATAAAACCATTTTGCTATTTGTCTAGCATGTACACCATAACCAGAAGAAATTGTAAATGGACCTCTAAGAAGAACTTTTTTTTTCATTTTTTCACCTTCGGAGTTCTAATTTTTATTTCTGAAACAATATTTTGTCTAGGAGAGTTAAAATGAATCATTCCCCATGTTTTTTCTTTTTTGCCGTTTTTCCATTCTAAAATTAAATTTTCCAATGAAAGTTCCCATTCTGACATTACTTTTTCATGATTAAAATTTTCATCATTGTATTTTAATGCCTTGATTTTAATATCTTCCTTTTCTTCTGGGGTTAATGAATAAATTTTCATTAATCCATTTGCAAATTCTTGTTTTGAAAAGTGATCGTCATAAATATATGGCGTTGCTTGTGACCCAACTAAATAACGTTCAACTGGATTAAGTGCAACCCCTAATTCATTACCATCCGAATCAATAACTTGTTCGGTCATTCCGCCTGTTTTAAGGGCTATTACAGGCTTCCCTAAAGTTAATGCGGTTCTTATAGATAAACCGAATCCTTCCGCTCTAGAAACGTTTATAACCGTATCTGCAATATTATATATTTTATTTAATTCAGGAATGTCAATATGTTGAGTTGAATACATGACTCTATCATGTATTTTTAACATTTCTGCAACGGCCTCTAAATCTGGACCTTCTGGATCTTTGGGATTTGTATGCATTATTAACAATGCATTTCTGTGTCCTTTGGTTTTCTCCAAATTATCTAAAAATAGTTTAAAACCTTCCATAACATCTGAAGGCATTTTTCTATGAGCATTTCTATTAACCCACAGTGCTATAAACCACTCTTTTCGTTCTCCTAGCGTGAGTTCTTTGAGTTTTTTTATTTCTGCATCTGGAAGTTCATAATACCATGATTTTGGTAAAACATGTGGCAAATATTTTACTTTTGTTGGATATCTGTCTTTGAGAAGATTATAGGTTTTTTTTGAAATACAATTAATGACATTTGTGCTTTCATAAAAAATTGTATTATATTCTGGAAACGGATCATTGTCCCAAACATGCCAATAAACAATTGGACAAATTTGTTTTATCTCGTCTTCCATTTGCCAAACCCAAACAAATTGTCTTGGATCAGTAAAAAGCATTAATGCATCTGGCTTTTCCGTTATTAACAATTGTCTTAACAATCCTGGTGTTCCAAATCCATCCACAGGTTTTACAACTATATCTGGATGCAACATTTGCACATCGTAATTTGGATGTTTAATCGCTCCACCTAATTGTCTAAAAGTAAATTTACCTGTAGAAACCAAATGCTCAACTAACATTCTTGACTGTCCACCAACGCCAGACACACATCTTAAATCATCAGATAAAAGTAAAATTTTAAATTTTTTCATTTTATATTAGTTTGAAGTTTAATTAAAAAAAAATAAATTGTTTAAGTATGTCTTATTCTAGTGTCTGGTCTTTCAATTAATATTTTTTCTACTTCTTTAACACCCATATGTACAGATAAATTCACTTCGACTTTAAAATTTTCATTTTTAATTGTGTATGATGAATTTGATCCCAAGCCTAAATTTGAAGCTAATCTTTGTAAATTTGTTTGAATATTAATTGGAGATAATTTTGCAAGTGTTTTAGAAGTTTGATTAATAGTGTCCACCATATCTTTTATGGTATCGGAGGTGTTTTTTATACCATTTATTCTGGCTACATTTTCTGCACTTGACAATTGACCTTCTAGTCGTTTTAAAAGCGGAGAATTTGTAAATTCAGTTAATGCAGCTAAACTATTTGTTAGTGGCATTAAATTAGAAACGGTTATTGCATCGGAATTTTTTATTGCAAAACGTTTTATTGAGGATACAGATTGAAAGATTTCTTTAATTGAACCAATTTTACTAGACATACCTTCAATATCAATTCCTGCAAGAGCTTGGTTAACTTGTATTTCAGAAGTCCTAAGAGTTGGTCCAAGTGTTTCTACAAATGTTGTTAATCTATTAAAAGCTTGGCGTGCTTTATTTTGATCAATATTTCCAATTTCTGTTGCAGAATTAATGGATTCTCTTATGGAAGTTACTCTTTCAGAAATGCTATTATCAGCAATAGTTCCACTTGCAGATGCTTGGGATGAAATATTTGGATTTACAGATTCGACTAAGTTTCTTTGAATCACAGGACTGCTCGCCGCGGATTGATTTTCAATTTGTTTAATCATTTGAACCCCAGGATTTTTAGACGGCGGAGGCACTGGTATTTCCATTGGTTGAATCCCAAAGAATTGTCTTATTCTTGCTGGAATTGCATTTATTAATGTGTTTAAAGATCTTCTAAAATCTCCACTAAGTTCAGTAATCAATCTCACAAATCTTTCTTTCAAAGATTTTAATGCTTTTGTTGGTCCATCAATTAAATCATTAAAAAATGTTCCAATCGTTAAAAATGTTCTTGAAATTGTTTTAAACCCAATTGCAAATATGTTTACTATAAATGCGAAGGCAGACGTTAGAATTCTTGCCGCTTTACCAATTAATCCACCTCCTAGTTTTTGTTCTATCCAAACACCAAAGCGATTCAAACCAGTTCCCAACGAAGTAAATAAAGATTCAAAAAGCCCCGAAACAGCCCCCGCAATCCACGTTGGGATAGTTCCAATTGCCGTTATAATTGGCCTTACTGCATTTCCAATAACCATTTTTACTGTTGTTTCAGACATTACAGCACTTAGCAATGCTGTTTTAAGACCAGAAATTAAAATTCTTCCGAGGGACTCCGCAATTTTAATCATATGGGGTTGCGCCTTCTCAAAAGATTTTGCCAACCCATCCACAAACTTGTCCGCTGGCCTTGCATTTGATGCGGAATCAGCACCAGCAGATAAAGCTGTAGCGATCGTTTCAAAAATTGCTGGCATTTTTGCTGCAAATTTTCCGATGAAGAATTTTGCGCCCTCCCAAATCGCATCCCCAAATTTAGAAAGACTATCATATATTTTTCTTCTTGTTGGAGATCCTTCTGTTCCAAATACCTCAGTAAACATTTTGGAAATTGTTGATCCTAAAGTATCTGCAGAATTACTTAATTGATCACCAGCTTTATTTAATGTGTCATTTGAAAAAATGGATGAAATTAATGGAGCAACAACTTTTCCTAATCCCAAAAGTGCTTCTTTTATTCCGCTTAGAAAAATATAACCAACAGCTTTAAGAAAAGATTTAATTCCTGAAAAAACCTTAGACGCCCCAGGGCCAGCAGCGTTAAATCTATCTGTAAACGCAGCTTGAAGTTTTTCAAGAAGTTTTGGTAGAGCTGTCGTAGGATCTGTTGTCATTTGTTTGAAAAAATCTTTAAAAGCAGAAACAGCTTTATTCAAAAATGATTTCATCACACGAGGATTAAACATGTCTCTCAGACCACCAAAAAATTGCTTAACTCCTGGGAATAGCTGTTCAAACATTAACCCGACTTGCCGACCAGCGTAAAATGTCATCGTTAATGATCTTGCAAGGTTTCGCATTAATTCTCTAAATTCTTTTGACATTTTAATCCCAGAGACAAAACCTTGAAGGAATCTGTCGAAAAATCCACCCTGCATTGCAGAACCAGATTTAACCAGTCTTTCAATTGCCCCAGCGAGTTTATTTAAAACTTGTTCTTGTGTAAGTTGAGATTTTTTTGCCGCATCTCCTTTTTTTCTAATATCATCATATGACAATGCCCTGTTTTTTTGAGCAAATGCAAGAGCAATCTCAGAATCTCCAAGACCAGTTTGTTGAGCTAACAATCTTCTTTCTTGAATCGTCATATTTTCAACAGTTCTCCCTGTAGCAAAAAATGCTTTTCTTAACATTTCAAGTTTTTTAGCTGGATCTTGTTCCTGCATCATTTTAAAAGCATCAATATTTAATCCAAATGCTTGAGAAAGTTGAGCCGCACTATTTGCAGCATCTTCAAAATTCATATATTTATCAATTAATTTTCCAAGCGCCTTAACATCGATCCCTAATCTTCTTGCATAAACTGATGCTTGGGTAAGTTCCTTGACTGCAAGGTGTCCAAAGTGTTCAAAATCTGCCATCATGTTTCCAACGTCTCTTGAGACAAGTTTCATTGAAACACCAAAGGCTTTGCTTAGTTGAATGGAAAAATTTCCAACTTGTCTGTTAATTTCATTAAGACTTTCACCAGTTGCTAAAGATCTTTGGGCCACTGCTTTTAACCCTTCATCTGTAAATCCCAAGCCTTTATTAAATGCTCCAAGCGCTTCAGCTTCAGTCACAGACAAGTTTCTAAAGACTGCATCAATTGTTTCTCCAAGTTTTTGAGCGTATTCTCTGAAATACCTTAATCTTTCGACAAGGTTTCCAAACGTTCTCCAAACTGATAATCCTGTGTTGGCCAATTGGCCTTTCATGTTTTTTGCAAGGTCAATTATTGTAACTCCTGCAGTTTTGTTCAAATAACCAAATTGTTTTCTTATTTCCTCAAGTTCTTGTGCAAGTTCATTACTCCCACCAGTACTTGACATTGAAATTAAACCTTCAAGAATTTTAAATGGAAATGCAAGCACAGATTTTCCAATTTCGAAAATACCACCACCGATCCCAGAAATCATTTGTAGAGCTGCCTGACCAGTTTGTAAAACAAATGATAATGCTTTCCCAATACCTCCAATCACGGCAATCCCAGCACTCATCTTAGTTAATTCTTTTGAGGTATCACCAAAACTACCAGCCAAACCTTTACTTGAAGTCGTTGATTCATTTATTTTGGCAGTTGCTTTTTCCATTGAAGACTGAACTGTATCGCCAACTTCAGAAGCTTTTGTTTTTGCCTCGTCAAAAGAATCAGCAAGTTTACCACCAGCTGAAGTTTTGTTAAGCATTTCATTCATTCTTTTAATGGCAGCAGTCATGGCATCCAATATTTTTGTTTGTTTTCCATATTGGCTATTCATATTTTCAATTTTTTCAGAAGCTTCGTCTAAAAGCTTATTTAATTGAATTTGAATTTCTAAAGTACTTGCCATTTAAATTTCTCCTTGATAATTAATCAATATTATGGAATCAGAACAAATAACCCCAATTGGAAAATTATTTTTTTCCTCGCTTCTATCATCAATCGTAAACGGGTCCGCGTTTAACTGGAAATTACAAGGCACTCCAGAACAAACCACTGATTTTATGAAAGTTGTCACTGCTGCAAAAGAAGCATATGATGAAACAAAAAAAGGTGAACAAACAACAGTTCAAAACCTTATTACAAAAATGAATGCAAAACAAGAAGCTTTGGCTGAATTTGAAAAGAAATACGGTATTAGATTACCTATTTAAAAATCATTATGATGAAAACTAAACTTACAAAACTTGGATTAGATTCTAAATCGGCTGCTGGGGAAGTTGCTAGTTTGGAAATCGAAGCTGACAAACTATCCGTTGCTGGCGTTGATATTGTTCTTGAACTAGAAAAACTAAAATCCAAAGTAAAAGAACAAGATGAAACAATTTCTCTTTTATCTAAAGAAGTAGATAAACTAGAAAAAGATTTAGAAAAGTCTTCTAAAAAACAACCCAAAGAAAAAGAAGCTTCAAAAGAATAATTTATAATTCTTTTAATAGTTCTTTTATTTCATCTTTTGTCCATTCAAAAGAAATCGTTGAAAATACCTCTCCGTTGTTATAATAATAATCTATAACAACGGATTTTTCTTTTGTGGAATCGTCTTCTAGCCAACGGATTGAAACCGTTGGAATTTCTCCATCTAATATATTTTTTTGTTTGATTATTTTCTTCTCGTTCATTTTATAATTTCCAACAATTAAAACATCTAGATTCATAGATATCTTCCCCACCAATTAATATTTGCGAATCATTTTTTATTTCATTTTTTCTAAAAGTTCTTGAAGCCTTTTGACAACCACATTTTTTACATGTGCCTTCTATTTTTTGTACACTTGTCGCCAATGATAGAATGGAAGGCATTTGACCGAATGGATTCCCTTTAGAGTCTAAGTCTAATCCAGCGACATGAATTGTTTTACCAGTGTTTAAAAGTCTTTTAATAAGATCAATAATTTCAATATTAAAAAATTGTATTTCGTCAATTAAAAATATTTCTGCACCAAAATTAATATTTTTCCACTCTTCTTTTGGAAGGTCCAACGATAAACATGCAACATATTCTTTATCTATTTCTTTTTTAGAGTGTGTTATTATTGAATCACTAGAATATCTATTATCTATAATAGGTTTTATAACTTGGATAGTTTTTTTGGCTACTTTATTATAATTCCAAACATTATACAACGCCGTGCTTTTTCCACTATACATTGGTCCGCAATAAACTATTAATTGTGGTAATTCTGTTTCGTTTGTTCCTGTCATGATTTACCTTAAATAACCACCGTATTTTTTTCATGCAACATCAATATTATATTCTGTTTCGTCTAGAGGTTGTATGCGGACGAGCAGAAGGATCAGGGATTAAAGATTGCACCATTGGATCATTTGCGGATAAAACATCTTTTCCGTTCGGGGTATTTGATTTATTTCGTTCGGAAATTCTTTCTTGAAGCATTTTTAAATGATATTCGATTTCTTTTCTTGTATAAGAAAAAAAATCTTTTTTAGTAACTCCAAGATAATACAAGAACAATTCCATTGGTTTTAAAATTCGCTCTTGTTTTAGAGCTTCCAAATATCCGTAAAACTCTACTAGTTTTTCAGTGCTTTCGAAATCATTATTTGAGCAGTGGAAAAAAAAATGAAGCGTCTAGTTTCATATCTGATTTTTCTTTATGCTTGCAATCTCGCTGACTACACTCAAAATCAAAACTAGTGTCTAGTCCTGGTTCAGTATTCATAATATGTTTTCTCAATGCAGCGCTATCTCTCGTAGAGATGTTTGTCATTACTTCTAAAATTTTTGCTCTATCTGTAATTCCATTGATAGAAATAATAACAGACGCTAGATCATGAACCAAATCCATTCTCGGATCAATTCCTGCTTTTTGTCTATCCTTTTTCTCTTTCGATACACGTTTTGCGTCTCCAACAGTCAAATATTTGTATATCACTTCAAATTGAGACTTTGGAAAAGTAAATTTAAATAAATTTGAATTTGGTTTCAGCTGAACAACTGAGTTTAAATCTATTGCTTTAAAATTTAATTTTTCCAAAATATTAAATGATATTTCTTGGACAGTTTCACATTTTGGACACTCCATATCAAATTTATAAATTTCGTCGAAGCAAACACCTCTTAAAATAGAGAAAATACCGTCTCTATCTCCTGATAAAAGAGTGTTTACATTTAACATTTTATTTTGTAATGAAACTTGAACAATATCATCAATGACTGTTCCATTTCTAATTCTTGTTTTATCATAAAGAATAGATTCTTCTAATGGAGTCAATTCAACAAACGTAACAATTTCTTGTTGAAACAATGGATGCCCTGGTTCATATACAGAATATCTCGCAGAAGATAATGGCACATCAACTGTATCTCTTGTTATTTCAAGTTCAGGATAATCTGATTTTACTGGCTCTGCAACATTTGAATCATTAAAAAGAGAATTATTTTTTTCAGACATAATATTATATATTAACAATATTATTTTACAAATATCAATTTGTTATTTAACGGTTGCTTTAACTGTTTTTTCTTCCTGGGAAGTTGCTTGTGGCCTTTTAATGTTTTTTGTGGCGTCATTCATGGACGAATTATTACTTGGGTAATTTGTCGCATTTGAATTTTGCAATGCTTTTATTTTTTCTTTTTGGGCTCCAATAATTTGACTTTTATTCTCAGTTGTTAAGCCCGTATCCAACATTACAGGTCTTCCATTTGGATCTAATCCCCAGTTATGCGGATTTGCCATATCACTTATTGCATATCCACAATCTTTCATTACTGTAACTGCAATTAAAAAATCTCTATGAGCTTTAACTTCTGCGATGTCTTCTTTTGACGCAGCTTTTGCATTATTTGAAACTATTTGTAATGCATTTTCAAATTTTTCGAACGACTCAAATTTAAAATAAGAAGAAATTTTTTCTTTAGAGCCATCATCGAGATTTTCAACTTTTTCTGCTATAACAAAAAGAAAATCATCTCCGACTTCGTAAATTTCTGGGATCAGTTGTGCTTTCTGCGCAATTTTACAGACCTTGCTTTCCGCTTTCGTTTGAGAAATAGAGCTTGCAATGTCGTATGTAGCTGATTCTGAAAAGGAAATTTTAATTATTTTTCCATCTCCAATATCAAATGCTGTTCTATTGGAACCCATACCTATAAAAGTTAGATTTTCTTTTGCAATTTTAAAAATTATTTTTGCTCTTTCTTCTAAAGAAAAATTTTTAAATTCAGAAACTCTTTTTATTTTTGTTAACGAATCTACAGATTCAAAAATGAAAACTTTGAGTGATTTCATTATTCTTCTTCTCTTGGGAAAGATTTTAATCTACCAATCGCATCCTGAACCGCAGCTTGTACTTTTGCACTCATTTCATCCATTATTTCTGCATAAGATTCTTGGAGGTCATCTTGAAGGCTATCTACAGACTGAAGATTTAAAACTTCAACTATTGTTTGTTCGAAATCTAATGATGCTTCTTGGGCTTTAACTCGCAATCTGCGTTCCGCGTTAATATCACGCCCAGAATTTGTTGCATTAACTGTAGATGTATTTAAATTTTCCGAAGAAGCGGAAGTGGTTTCTACTTCTTCATTATCACCAGTTGATTCTGTTGGCAATAATGTTTTTTCAGCAAATGAAACAACATGTTCCTCTTTTAATCTTTTCTTTAATAAGGCTCTAATAGCAAGTCTTAATTCTTTTTCTTCAAAAATATATGCCATTTTTTCTCTTTCTATAATTAAGACGCAAAAAATATTTTCAATTTTATTAATGCATCTTTCACCTGTTGTTTATCTCTTAATTCTTTATTTTTAATTAATTTTGATAAAAATTTATTAAATTCTTCAGGTTCAAGTTCATTAAATTTTGATTTAAAAAATTTCAACAAATCATAACTATCCTCTGTTTGTTCGACTAATTTTTCAAATTCTTCTAATGTTGAATCAGATGGAGATTTTTTTTCTTCCTCTTTTGGTTGATCTTCATTAGATTTTGAATCATCCTCTGTTTCTTGAACATCATCTCCATTATTATCTGTTTCATCTTTTGTATTTGAATTTTCACCCGAATCTACATTAATATCGTCTGGAGCTGCTCCTCCAAAACCTCCATCGGTACTATTTTCAATATTATCATCTGATGATGCATCATTTACTTTTGCACTTTGTTCCGCGTCAAAACCATTTGTTGTTGGTTCTGCGGGTAGATTGTCTTCTTTTTCAGTAATATTTTTTTCCGCGCTCTCATTTACTATTGATTTTCTTAACATTTTAAAAACAAATGGTTTATGATTCATATTAATAATTAATAACATGAATAATGACAAAGAACAAAAAATTCTTCTTCTTATTGAAGAATTAGAAGACCGAATTGAAAAACTTGAATCTGAACTTAAAAAAATAAAAAATCTTCAAGAAAACTCATTGGAAAAACAGCCAAAAAAAGTATTACTTAAAGATTAATAAAATCTTCATTAAAGAATTTTTTTATTTCTTCTTTTATTTCAATTTGATTTATATAATTCTCGAATTTTTCATCTGTATAAAATTTTTCAATTGGCATGGTAAAATAATAACTTGAAGTTGAAAGTTGACCCTTTATCCAATTTTTTAGTTGTGAAAGATACCAATCTTCAAGACCAAGCATTTCCGCGATAAACAGGCTAGAACTATAAGCACGCATTTCCCAGTGATATCTTCCGTATTTAGGAATCGGAGAAATACAAATCAAGGCAAAGAAAAGAAAAACAGATCCTAGAATTAATAATTTAAATATGAAAAAAAATATTGAAAGTATCAATAATGGTAAGCCAAAAAAAAGCTCTGGTAAATACGTTGGCTTGTAAACTATTTTATTATTTTGTTCATCTATAGCATGAATAGATTCATGTATTATGGTTTCCATAAATCTTTTAGGATTTATCGAAGCAATTAATTCTTTGGGAAAATAAATTGTATTGTTAATTGTTGTAATATATGAAGACATAAAACGAGTGTTTATTTTAAAAAAAGAAAGAAAAAAACCAATAAAAGCCATCAGTTTGCTACTTTCTTTTTCAATTATTTTTATTGGTTTTTTTAATTTTTTATTTAAATGATTTTGAAAAAAATTATTTGCATTTAATAAATTTACTTCTTTGTAACTCATGTGCTTTCCTTTTACCCTGTCATAAATAATTTATTATATACAAATTAAAATATTTATAACAATTATATTGTTTATGACATTTTTTTTAACATCCTCCACAGCAAATTATGATCTGTTAGCGTCTGCAACAGATTATAGTATGTTAACAACTAATACTTCAGACAATATAACAATTTACGATTTTACGTGTGATAACATATCCAACACTTCACGTTCTTTTATGTTTTATAATGATATGAATAATACAATAAAAAAATTTAACAAGACTAAAACTGGTGATTATGAATTCAATTTCAATTTCTCTTCAAAACCATCTGTAACCTTAGAAGCTTTTAATAAATGGATCATTGTTGCTCAAAATTCATTAACTTTTAAAATTGAAATACCTTCTGATATGGATTTAACGACAATTAATTTTCGATTAATTGAAATTAGTGATATAGATTATAAATTGACAATAGAAGGAAAAAAATACAATTCAGAAGATTTGCAAAAATTTAAATCAATTAAAATCTTTTAAGTATATCTCTTTTTTGTTGACGATTTAATAAAGTTAAATCAAACAAAGTTTTACCTTCTAAGTGAGACAGTTCATGTTGAACTATAATAGAAAAATCTTCTGTTAAATTTTCTTCGTTTTCCTTGTTTCCATCAAACCATTTTATTGTTATAAACTTATGTCTTTTAATGGGTAAAAATATTTTTGGAATAGACAAACATCCTTCAGTCGTAACAACAGTCTCTTCTGATGCCTCTATTATTTTTGTATTGAAAAACAGTTCATATTCTTTGCTATTTTCACGTTTTGCAATGAAAAAATGTTCGGTTAATCCTACCTGGACAGAGGCCAAACCTATTCCTTTTGAGTCATCGCAGATTTTTTTCATTAATTCAATTTTTGTCTTGTAATTTTCGAAATCAAAATTTGCGATATCAATTTCAATTCCTTTTTTCCCTTGTATTTTATTAAATAATAAAGGTTTATTATTCATCATTTTCTCCTAATATTTCTTTTAGTTCAGAAGCTTTCAACAATGTTTGTTCATTTGATCTATCAATGTTTAATGCAAGTTTTCTAATTTCTCTTTTTTGCATTATTTTTGATTGCATTCTGTTTTCAACACCAGAGCTTGCAACAATGTAATAACACTTAACGGGTTTTGTTTGTAATGTTCTGTGGATTCTAGCATTTCTTTGATCTATTTTGGCTGGGTTCCATGGTATTTCTGTATGTACGATTACATTGCTGACCGTCTGCAAGCCATCTAAACCAGTTCCGCCAGCATCAGAAGAAAGAAATATCATTGTTGATGAATCTGTTTTAAACTGTTCTACAAGTTTTGGCCGTTGTTTTGTAGGAACATCTCCAGAATATATAACATATTTTATGTTTGGAAATTCTTTTTTAATCATTCTTTCAATAATGGCGAGCATTTCTGTCCATTCAGAAAATAATACAAGTTTTTCATTTTGATTAATACAATGATCCATTATCATATTTTTGACTAAATCTATTTTTGGTTCATAGTAATCTTTACTAGTTTTGGTTAATAGTTCAGAAGCTGTACATGCTTGTCTTGCCTTTAACAAATAGGCATTAAGCATAATTTGTTCGTGTGCGCGCAAAGGTTTTTCCATCCCTTTTTTTAAAAGCGTATCTGCCATTATTCTATAAGTTTCTTCTACTTTTTTCTGCTCTTCTGATAAATCAATGTATTTCGTTTCTTCTGTTAATGGAGGAAGTTTTTTTCTTAGTTCTTCTTCAGAAATTGAAAACACACAATGTTGTATTTTTTTGTGTAAAAGATCTATATTTTTAATACCATTATAAACAATTTTATATTTTGATGCAGCAATTACATTTTGAAAATTTCTATCAAATTTCCATTTTGGACCCAAGGCCGAATCATCAACAATTTGCATTGTGTTATATAAATCATCTAATTTGTTTTCAATAATAGTTCCTGATAAACCAAAAAAATATTCCGATTTAAGTTTTCTTATAGCTTTCCAAGTTTTTGTTTCACTATTTTTAACCGTTTGCAATTCATCAACTATTAACATATCTGCAATATATCTTGTTTTTTTTCCTTCTCCAACTAAATCATCAATATATCTTGTCATCATATGGTAGTTTATAATTCCAATACCTTTTCCTTCCCATTCTTTTATTTCTTTTTGAGAGGACAGTATTACAGAATCCAAACCCGTGAAACGCTTAATTTCTTTTACCCATTGCTGTTTAAGAGTATTTGGAACTATAACAAATAATGTGAAATTTTCATTTTCATCATGAAATTTCTTGAATAAAGAAATAGAAGTAAGTGTTTTTCCTCCTCCTGGTGGAAGTGCAACCACAGACCGTTTAGCTGCCAAACAATCTATAAAAATATCCTTTTGATAATCAAATAAACTGATACCAGGAACAATTGTTTCTAATTCCTTTTTAATTGATGTCTCTAGTATTTTTTCTTTATTAAAAAGAAATTTATTTACCTTACTAAGTTTATCTATTTTAATTTCTGATTCTATTTTTATTCTGGCAGACCCTGAAATAAAAACTTCTAACTCTTCTGAATGTTCTAAAAGAAGTTCTTTGTGTTCTTTATTGAAATCCTTAAATAAAAGAAGCACTTCTTCTCTATGATTTGAACCAGTAACCGTGTACTGCTCTTTTGAAAAATTATATTGTATGAATGTTTTATATTTTAATTTTTGTTTTATTTTGCTTGATACGTTATGAATGATTTTAAAAATTTCTTCTTTTTTATGATATTTAACTAATCTATGAAGCACAGCAATATGTTCACAAAAATTAAGTTCCTGTTCTTTAAATTCCGAACAGGAACAAAAATGATTTGAACTGTCATTTTTTTCGACACCAACAAATTCAATATAATCCTTGTTTATTTTAAGTTTTAATGGCAATTTTTCTTGATTTTCATCAAAACTAATTTTATACTTTTTCCCTGTGGAATATTGAAATATCTTTTTTCTTTCCAAATCATCTGCCGCAGCGGAATCTTCGAAATTTGAATATTCTTTTTCGTTTTTTTCTTTATCCAAAGATAAAAGTTCATGTTCAATCATTGATTTTAGCCTTATAATTTAACCTAACAGTTTGACTTGTCAAGTAAAATCATAATTAGATTAAAATCTAATGCTGTTTGAAGTAGCTCCCCCTGGCAAAAAATACGAAAAATTAGTCTTGAAATTGAAAAAGAAATACGGCGAAAACAGTGAGAAACCGTTTGCGCTGGCTTGGGCAATTTACAATAAAAGGAACAAACCCAGGCACGCCGACGAATCTGTCGGTGACAAGTATGGTATAACTGGAATGCAAGATCAACTGTTAGCAGAAAAAAAGAATTCAAAACAAAATGAATTTAAACTAAAAGAATTATTGTTCGAGTCTAGTTCAGATATTGAAGAAAAAGAAGATCAAATAGAAGAAGGAAATTCTTTTCAAGATATTGTAGAATCAATGTCATTGAAAGAAATATTCCAATACGCTTCTGCTAATTTTAAAAAATTAGGAGAAGGAGAAGGAAGAGCTGTTTTTGATATTGGAAATAATAAAGTTGTTAAAATTGCAAAAGATAAAAGTGGTATAGCTCAAAATAAAAATGAATCTCTTACGTATGATGTTTTGTGAGCAATAATGAAGAAGAAATTTTACCAGAAATATTCTGGTCAGACCATAAATACAGATTTTTAGTCGTTGAAATGGTAAATCCAATCACAGAGTCCCAGTTTGAATCTAAAACTGGGATTCCCTGGGATCAGTACGAATATGAATTAGAGGGACTCTATCGGGCATACAAAGCTAATATATTTGATCCAAATGAAGATGATACGGTCAACATGACTGATTTAGAATCAGGTCATAATTTTTCTTCTCGATATCAATATGAGGAATGGAGAACAGATGAAGATGGATCACTTATAACAGATGAAGAAGATGATATCAGAACTGTTACTCAGTTTGAAAAAAAGATAATAAACCTTATTTCTCAAGGTGATCTTTTATTAGGTGATTTGTTATATCTACATCATTACGGTTTAACAAATGATGGAAGAATTGTTCTTATCGATTCAGGGTTCACATTTCAAACAAAACTTGCCAATTATTATAATTGATATACTAATCCTTCAGATGAACCTGATTCACTTATTTTTTCAAATCCTAATTTAATAAGAAGGTTTTCCATTAAAGGATTGATCACTTGGGCCTGTATTTTCGTTCCGTGTTTTTTATAACGACTTATAATATTAGTTATTAATTTTGTCGCAATTCCGAGATTTCTATGAGAGTCGTCAACAGCAATACTAAATCTAACAATAGATTGAATACCAGAATCGTAATCATCTTCATTGGGCATTTCTTTAGAAATTACTGAACCACCTATCACTTTTCCATCTTCTGTAATTGCAGCTTCAAATGGGTGTTCTATAGACATTATTCGAACCTCTGCATTTGCAAAAATTTGACTTAAATCATAAAATAAATCGCTCGCTTCAATAGTTTGACCATTCTGAAGATTTATTTCGTAATCTTCTTCATCTGAATCAGATATATCAATTATATTATAATTCGTTTTTGCTTCAAAAAGAAATTCATCCTTTTCTTTTAATGACATATCAATAATATCAATAATTTTTTGATATAATTCCTCTTCCGAATCCAAAGAATCAAGTTTTATTATTTCAAGACTTGGTTTTACCCATACTCTAACAACTTCTCTTTTAAAAACTATTTCAACTTTTATATCTTTGTATGTAAATGATAAAATATCATTTTTAAAAAGTGCATCTGGGAACTTAATTTTAAAATAATTTACAATGCTTTTGCTTGTTGGTTTATTACCAAGTTTTTTTAAAAAACGATGTATTTCTTTTGTTAAAGAAAGAATACCCTGTGCTTGGATACTTTCAGCTCCTACGAATTTTATTGTTTTTTCAAACTTATATAAATTATATATAATTTTTACAGTAAGAAGTTTTTTTTCATTTGAATAAAATAATTCACCGTTAAATTTGTTGTTAACAATAAATGTTAACATAGCATGTTCTATAAAATTTGATGAATGCGTTACTTTAAATTCAAAATCTGTAATTTCAGACTGAAAAAAATCAACTATATCTTTAAGTGTTTCTGTAAAATCATAGAAAAATGGTTTTAATTGCATTATACTTTACTATAAGTAAAATGATAGAAATTAAATCAACAGAGCAAATAAAATTAATGAAAGATTCTGGTAAACTTGCCGCGGATACACTTTTAGCAGTCGGAGAATTAATCAAACCAGGAATAACAGGAAAAGACATTGATTTATTTGTTAAATTCTTCACAGAAAAACATGGCGGCAAATGCGCTCCTTTTGGATATAGAAATAAAATTAATGAGAATTATCCATTCCCAGCGTATAGTTGTATATCTCCTAACAATGTAATTTGTCATGGAATTCCGACTTCAGAACCTTTAGACAATCAAATTTTTAATGTTGATATTACAACTATTTTAAATGGGGCTCACGGCGATACAAGTGCAATGTTTTATTTAGGAAACATTTCAGAACAACAAATTAAAATAATGAAAGTCGCTAAAGAATGTCTTGATCTTGGAATTTCCAAACTAAAAGAAAATATTAGAATTGGGGAATTAGCTTCTACAATAGAAAAACACGCGATAGAAAATAATTTCAGTATTGTAAAAGAATTTTGTGGGCATGGCATAGGAATTGGAGAAAATGGATTTCACATGGTTCCAAATATTTTACATTTCGATAATAAAGAAAGAGGAATAAGACTTCCTAAAAATTTGACACATACAGTTGAGCCTATTTTAATAGAAAAAGAAAATTATGAATTAATTTTAGATTCAAATGATTATTGGACTTTTTATTCTAATTTTATTTCTGCACAATGGGAACACACTGTTTTAATCACCGAACAAGGATGTGAAATTTTAACCCAAAGAAATGATATACTTAAAAATAGTATTGAAACTTTTTAAAATTCTTGTATTAAAGTTTGAATTTCTTTAATAACGTTTTCATACGTATTTTTAAAATTAGAAGCACAAGATATCTTTTCTTCTAATGTTCTTTTTTTAATTTGATTTAAACTCTGCAAAAATTGATTTGCAGAATGAAACTTAATCATTTCAGGTATTTTTTCTGTTTTAAGGATTTTTTCATACAAGGGCAGTGTTTCAATTAATATAATTTTACAACCAGAAGCACTTGCCTCACCAACTCTAACTGGATATTCTAATATTACTGGGTTTGTTTGTTCGTGCAATACATAATCCGTTTCTTTATACATTTTAATACATTCCATTGGATCAATCGGACCACCTTGCTCAACAAAATGAAAATTAACTTGCCCAGGAAGATTTTTAACAATCTCTAAAATATTTGGTCTGTTAGACCCTGTTCCAAAATATGAAAATTTATATTTAGATTCTTTAATTTCTGACAATTGAACACTCTCAGATAAAGAACAGGGAATGTATGTTAGAATTAAATTATCTAATATTTTAACTGATGTTTGATTTAGCTTTTTTTTAGAATTAAAAATTTCTAAAATATTATCTATATTTTGCCCTTCAAATCCAATTGTTTGATACATAGCAGTTCCATAAGATTCTGAATATCTTTCATTTACTTCTTGGTCTATCATAAATGACTTTGGAGCTAATATAATATTCATTTCTTTGTTTTTTAACGCATATTCTATTATTTTATTTACATCATAATTTGACCATAAAATTAAAGTTTTTATACGTTTTGTATGTTCAGGTAAATTTCCATCTTCAGAAAATAAGATTTCGATTTCTCCTAATTTTGCAATTTGTGCTTCATCTATAAATCTTAAATGAGATACTTGATATTCAAGTTTTGAAAATCCATTAATAAAGCCTTCAATTTTTTTATAATTGTAATTTTCTTTACCTATTCCTACGACTACTACATTTTTCATATTTTTACCTTTTTATTTTTTTCGTAAAAATAAAGCATCTCCCCATTGTTGGGGCACAGTTTCAAGCAATACCATTTCAAATCCATAATTTTCCAAAAATTTCTTTAATTCCTCAAGTTTAGGAGCACCTATATAAAGTTCTTCAAGATTTATTTCTGTGTAAATTGCCTTAATGTTAGAATTATTTAATATATCACCAAATCCTTTTAAAACTTCTAATTCTGCGCCCTGGACATCTAAATTGATAAAATCATATAAATTCATGTCTATATTTTCATTTTTAACAATTGTATCAAATCTTTTTGATTTAAGTTCGACAGTTTCTACAATTGTTATGTGTGGATAATAATCCTTATGTGTTCCTAACTCTAAAATTGAACTTGATTGATTGTTATTTGTAATATTAAATTTAATAGTCTCATTATCTTTTGACGTAAGAACTTCATTAAAAAATATTTGATTCATTACATTGTCTTCTGGTGGAACCAGAAGCTCAGTAAGTTCTTTAAGAGAGTCCATTAACTTATGGTTTGCTTCGACCCAAATTACATTTTTAATTTCATTATTTCTGTATGATTCACACTCTTCACCTAAATGTGCTCCAATGTGAATAACGCCCTTAAATTTTGCGCCATTTGTTTTAACGCATTTTTCCATTGATATTAACATTAATTTTATATTGATGTTAATTTCATCTAAATGTTTTAGTTTTGTTTATATAAAACTTACTTTTCATATTACTAAAACTTATAATACTAAGAATGGATTCTAAACTTTATAAAGAGCTTTATGCAAGAAAATTTGATCCTAATCTAATAAAACTCTTATATTTGAAACTAGAAAAAGAAATTAGTAATTTATCAAAATCATCAATTATTCTTGATTCCATTGAAGTTGAAATTCTATCTTATTATATAGAATTTAAAATAAATTTTATTTCTAAAAATAAAATTGATACAAAAAAATTTATTTTTAATTTTATTGATTCATATGAATCTTTTAAAGAAAATTATTTTAATGATAAAAAAAATTCGATTTTATCATTTTTTATTACAGTTAAATATATTCCTTTACAAATTACAAATATAAATATAGATATAGATATAGATTTTTCATCTTTAAGCAAGGAAGAATTAACAATTTCAGAATTGTTTGGAATATTAAAACTTTTTACAAGTTGAAAATTACTTTAGGAGGTTCATTAACCCGTATTTGACAAGTTTTATAAAGTTTTTCAAAATCTTTTTGACATAAAACAAAAAACTCATATTCATTTTTTATTTTAAAATCTTTTTTATTTTTAATAGAATGTGGATATTTTTTACTATAAAATTGAAAAATGACCAATGATTTTTTTGAGTTTATTCCAAAAAAAGATTTGAGTTTTCTTGTCGAGAAAACACCGACTAAATCTATTTCAAGACTATCATCAACAACAACTGTTCCAGGAATTATTTTTATTGAAGATTTGAAAAAGAAATAATGTATAGATACATAATATCCTTTTGATTTTTTTTATTTATTGTAAATTTTACGTCTTTTGAAATCAGATCAAAATTATTTCTATTGTTATTATTTTTTATTTTTTTCATGATTTACTATTCAATTTCAAATCTGCATCATACATTATTTTTGCCAATTCTTTAAACCTAATTTTAGGTTCCCAACCAAGTTTTGCTTTTGCTTTCGAATAATCGCCACACAGAAAAGGAACTTCATGCACTCTAAAAAGTCTTGGATTGATTACTAAATATTTGTTTAAATCTAGTTCTGCGTACTCAAAAACAGTCTTAGCGAATTCTTCAACCGAATGAGATTCCCCAGTTGCAATGACGTAATCTTCTGGGTTTTCCTGTTGAAGCATTTTATGCATTGCCACGACGTATTCCTTTGCATATCCCCAGTCTCTTTTTGCGTATAAATTTCCTAATTCAAGTTTTTCTTGTAGCCCAAGTTTAATCCTTGCAGCAGCCATAGTAATTTTTCTAGTAACAAACGTTTCTCCCCTTCTTGGACTTTCGTGATTTTCTAAGATCCCACAAGAAATATGCATTCCATAACCAGTTCTATAATTGTTAGCTAAATTATGTGCAAATACTTTTGCACAAGCATATGGAGATGCTGGCATAAATTTTGTATTTTCATTTTGTGGACATTCAGTATTATCTCCAAACATTTCGCTTGAAGATGCTTGATATATTCTAGCCTTTGGGACAATTTCTTTCGCTGCGTTTAATAATTTTAAAAAACCCATTCCAACAACATCTAATGTTTCTTCAGAAACTTCAAAAGATGCTTTAACATGAGATTGTGCCGCCAGGTTATATATTTCGTCTGGCTTGTGTTTATTTAATAGATTCCATAGCGAACTACTATCAGACATATTACCATATTCAAGAATAAAATTTGGATTAGAATAAATTTCATCAATTCTACTTGTTGAAATAATACTTGTCCTACGTTTCATTCCAACTACTTTATATCCAAGCTCAAGTAAATATTCAGCTAAATAACTTCCATCTTGACCTGTAACACCAGTTATAAATGCAACTTTCTGTTGGATTTTCATTTTATGAATTATGAAACAAGTTTAGTTAAATTGTTTTATTTTACTTTTAACTCTAATTCAACATGAACCGTATTGAAGCTTTTTCCTAAATAAAAATCTAAATCAAGAATTTTATCTTCTAAATACAATTGATTTAATTCTGATGCAGATCGTATATTTCCATGTTTATTTTTATAAACATTCTGGACAATGTTTGCTGGGATGTTGATTAGCTTTGGCGCCTCTAAAAAACAAGACGCATATTTTATTGATCGATCTACAGTTTCAGCCAACGCTGATTCAAATTGATTTGGGTATTTAAAATTTATTAATGCTGTTTTCCCTTTTATGAAAGAAGTTAAAAACACATTTCCATCACAAGACATTGGATACCCCCAATCACCAGAAGCTAATTCCCAATTCCAACAAAATTCGTTTAAAAATTTTGGCTGTGGGCTGTTAGTATTTGTTGCATAACAAAAATCAATCCCACTCCATAATCTTAATGAAGTCGTCATGACATTCTTATCTGTTTTTAATATTTGAATTTCTTTGTCTTTTAAAGACCAATTATTTACGAAAATAATATCATCACATAAGAACATAGTAAATTCTTTTGTTTCATCCATTAACCTCAACAATGTTTCTTTAAATGTTCCAAATTCGTTATCAGTAAAAAAATTAATATTTGTAGGACATTTCTCTTTTAATTTTTCATAAGCGTCAAAATATTCTATTGAAGTAAAGTCATAGACAACATTTATTTGAGTTTGATTAAATTCTTTAAATGTTTTTTCTAAACTTCTTAAATGTAAGTCAAGTTGCATTGCTCTGTCACGACTAAAAACAATTATATTTATTTTATCTTCACACATATCTGAAGATTATAAATCTTGTGATTATTATTTGTTTTTATCAATTATATAGATTAGTATCAATTTCTTCGTTAATTTCTGCTTCGATAATTCTGAAAGTGTTTTCATTAGAAAATTTATCAATAAAAAGAAAATCAAATCTATAATAGAAAACACTTTCATCTTTTTTTGGATATACCAAAGAAGTAAGAGATAAATTTATATTTCTTTTGATTTTATCTATTACAAATGGGATATCTTTTATTGATCCAATATTGTTAAATTCATTTAGCAAAACTTTTTGATCATTAAGAATTTTTTCTTTTTCTTTTGTTGATTCAAACTTAACAGCTTGTTTAAATTCTTCAAAAGAATTATTTTGAAATTCGTATAATTTTTTTATATGAGAAACAATTCTATCAAGAGCAAATAGTTCTGATGAAAATGATCCCCAAAAATCTAAACTATAATCTGAGTAATGAAAAAGATTGTATACTTTCACTGTTTGTAACTTTCTATTTTTTTAGTTTTTTTTCATCTTTATCAAAAACATGTAATTCAAGTTTTCTATTAAAAACAATAACAAGTATACTATATTGTTTTTTAGAATGATTAATACCTAAACGTCTTATTTTATTTTTTTCAAATACTTTAGAAAATATATCAAATAAATGTTCATAAAAATATGAACAATCTCGATAAGATTGAAGATTTATTCGTTCTTTTAAAAGAACTGATATTAAATCATCATCAGAATTAATGAGTTTTTTGGTTAAATCTGTATGAAAAATTAAACTTTTTCTGTAAGATGGATAGGCATATTTATACCTTATTATTTGATAATCTAAATCAGGATCATTTTCAAAATTTGTTTTAATGCTACATAAAAGATATTCTACTGCCAAGTTTGCAACATCTTTTTCAAAGACATTTTCTGTGACTTTATCAACTATCATATTATCTATAATAGTTTTTTCGCTGAAAAAAGTAAATTAAAATCTTAAATTGTTCCAAACTCTTTTAAATTCATTAACTTCTCTATGCGTGACTTCTATTGATGGAATTGATGAAATTCTATTAATTTCATTAAATACAGACTGGGATTCAAACGCATCAGTATAATCTAGCCCTGGGTTCATAAACGAGATTCCATAAGTTGATTGTGCGCAATCGTTAACTTCTGCTTGTTTTCGACAAATATGCCCAATTCCCAGTGCATGACCGACTTCATGCATAAATGTTGATTTTAATTCAATCGAAGAACGAATACATCCTGGGTGAATTATAATAACCCGCTGAGAAGCGATATACTCGCCAGCATAGCAGTTTCTTGTATATTGTTGATTGGTGTCTATCAATACGGAAATATCTTCTCCTGAGTCAACTAGACGTACTGTTGGGCCAATTCTATTTAATTCTTGCAATGTTTCAACTATATAATTTTTTCTATTAAATCTATTCCATTCTTCGCCAACTAAACGTAAATCTAATGATCCATATTTTTGTTCATTATGATTGTTTATTTTGACTTTATTATATATAACAAAAGACAAGAAAAATATTGCTGCAACCACAAGCAATGAAATTCCAAAATATAAAAAACCTTTTTTTGTTTGTTCAGTCATATTAATAATTAAATTATTATTTTTCTTTTGATAAAGAATTCTTTATCTGCGTTGTAATCACAATACTCTCCAAAGTACAAATTTTCAAGAAAATTATTTCTTTTATCTGTATATTCAATATAATAGTTTTTATTATTAAAATCTAATAAGTAATAGGTACTATAAAATGACATTAATTGTTCAAACCATTTAAATGTTTTGTGATTTCCATGACTATTAAATAATTCGTGAAATAACTGATCAAAATCGTCTGAAAAATTCTTTTTATATGGAAGATTCGTATAGTTTTGCCATCCTTCAATTTTAAACTGAGTTTCAAAAGACTTTTTAAATTTTGAGTTTATTACTTGTTCAAATTCTACACGATCATCTTCATTTATTTTTCTATATGAAAAAACAAGATCAGTATAAGGAGCTGGAATACCCAATAAAACTAAATTAGTATTATCCTCGATGTAGTCGGGCGATAAATCGTAAATATTTTTGATTATAAAATTCCTATACAATCTAACTGAATCTTCTATTATTTTTTCTTGCATTGCTTTATTTTTTTCTATTTATTTAGAGCTGAATTGTAATGAAAAAGAAAAAAATTTTAATATCTGAATCAAATTTTAAAAAATTTATTAATAAGCTTCTTTTGGAAGTTATGATTGATATGAATGAAATCAATCAATTAATGAGATTAAAGCCAATTTTAATTGCATTTTATAATATAGAAAATGACTTGGAAGAATTATTAAGGAATAATTTTCAAAATTATTCTAATTTAGTAGAATATGCAAATCGATTAGATCAAATTGGAAATAATATTCCAAAATATATAGATAAAATTGAAGAATTAAGTTCTAAAGAAGCAGATCAATATTCTGAATTTAAAAAATTTTCACAAGCTGTATTGTCTAGAATAATTTTAGAAGATGAAAAATTATCTAATGTAGAAAAAATTCTTGGATCTCTTGGCCCACAACAAATTGAATTTGGTAAAGAAGGAATTTCTTTAATAAGAAAATTGAAATATCAAATCTCAAGATTAAAAGAAGTCCAGTCAAAACTTAATACACAACAATCTTCACAGCAAAACACAACTCAAGTTAACCAACAAGTTCAACAGTCTTAATGTCTGAATTTAAAATATCTTCATAATGAAGATATGGTTTTCCTGTATCTGTGTCAAACCCTTTTCTTAAAAAGGTTAATACTGTTATTGTTTTTTTATCAAAATTTCTTTTATTGATTCCCACCAATTCAGCGTTGAAAAATTCAATTGTCCTGTCAATTTCATTCGCATAATGTAGATAATTTTTCGTTAAGAATACCCTATATGTTTTATTTAATTCATAAGATATTTTTTTAGTTTCAGGAATAATCTCTTTATTTTCAATAAATTTTAATATTAAATCTAAAAAACGCAAAATTGCAAGATATAACATGCTTTAATTTTAATGTTAAGGTTTATAATATGTTCCAAAAATATAATCAAATAGTGGGTAAACAACATTAAAAGAATGTTCCTGATTTCCTTTTTGATGATGTTCAACATGCCAAGGAATCCAATTTTCAGCCCATGTTTGATCTAAATGAGATAACATATGAACAATATAATATAAAAATCCATATGATATTATGCCAGCTGCAACAAATGGAGAAATTGGAACTAATGATTTGTATATGACAAGCATTGCGAATGTTAATGCTATAAATTCTGGAGTTTGAAACAAAAATTTTATTCCCATTTTATAATCTGGGTCTGTCATTTGTTTGCGACATTGTTTATGATGTTTGTACCAATGAAAGTTCCAAATTGAATTTTTCTTTTTACCTAAACCATGTAATACATGTTTATGAAACAACCATTCTGTTAGATTTCCAATGGTTAGCCCAATCATTGTTTTACCTATATTTTTCACCAAGACATTTAGCATATCTTTATAACTCCACTTGTTATTAAGTAACAAAACAAATAAATTATTTTTTATATTTTAGAATGACTTCATCGCTTATTTTAAATGCGAGTATTGCTTCTTGGTCATAATATTTTATTGTATGATCTATAATTTTTTCAATTTGAGTTCTTGTCGCTAAGATTCTAACAGGAATCATTCGTTCGATAAACAATTTACCAGAGGGAGAAACCCAATTTCCTTTTGTTACAGGGCAAATTGTTAATCCACCAGAGATTTCTCTAATTTTTTTATCCCAAACTTGATGATATCTTTTTCTAAAAGGTTTGCCGTTATTTCTAATTGTTGGTACTAAAATTTCCCACATACATATCATTTCTTGTGTTTCCATATTATTTCACACCCTTGTCGCGAATAGGGTATTTTAGGGACTCAAGAGAGATTTGTCAATCGGCTGCGTTCAAACCAAACAGTTGAGATAAATGACGACTTTGTTCTTCAGGATTATTTTGATATTGCTCTATTAATTTTTTAAGCTCTTCTTTTTTTGCAGCATCAATAGATTCAATTTCTATCTTATGTTTTTCCTTTAATTCTTGTAAAGTTGCTTGAAATTTTTCATCTATCTCTTTTTGTTTTTTAGCCTGAGCTTCTTCCAAAATTTTTAATTCTTGCAACTCTTTTTCTCTAGCTTTTAATCGATCTTGAAGAATCGAAATAAACTCAAATGCCTTTTGTTGTTTGTAGAACAAAAAACATATTAATGCCGTAGCAGCCAATCCAATTATTATCGCATATGTTTTAAACGATGAGAAAAAAGATATAAGTTTTTCTTTAAAAGTCATAATATTATTAAATATTGACTTTTAGTTTTTCATTCCACCAGTACCACCAGAAGAAGACTTGTTGTCAGAAAATGCCAATAAAATTTCAGAATTTTTATTCTGCTCTTCAACTTCCTTGATAACTTCCCCAGTCAACATACTTAATGAATTATTTAATTCATCAATGATACTAAGATAACTTAAATTAATTTCTTCAAGTTCAATAACTCTTTTATCTAATTTAATCATTAATTTAATTAAATTATCTAATTTATCAAGAACCATTTGATTTTCAAATTTATCAAGCGTCTTCCTCAGTTGTTTTGAACTTCCCGATGATGTTAAGATATTTTTCGTATTCTTCTGAGTTGTTTTCTTTTTCGAGACTGTTGGTGTTGTTTTTTTGGTTTTTGAATTCTTCATTTTCTTCTTTAATAATATTATTACTTTTTTTTCTATTTTTAAATGAATTATTACTTTCTAATATAGAATATATATTTTTTTTATCTTTTGTTAAAGATTTTATTAAGACAAGTTCATCACTTTCTTTTAAGTTAATAATTTCATTTATTAAAAGTTCAAATATCTCTTTATAAGATTCATTTTGTTCTATTATATGAAATACGAAACTTATGAATTCTTTTAATGATATATTTTTATTATGTAAAATTCTTTTAACTTGAATTAAGCTTTCAATTGAAAAATCTAACTTAACCGTATATTTGTCTGATTTATTTATTAACTTATCACTTGTTAAAAGTAATTTTTCTTTATTCATATTAACCTAAAAAATTAAACAGCACCACCACCAGTGATATCTCCACCGCTAGGTAAAGAACCACTGCCATCGGCAACGTTACCATTTCCTGAAAAATATGCGGACCCACCCTGTAAAGATGTTGAAGTTTTTGAATTTGGAGAAAGCTGATAATATTTTTTCAAAACAATCATGCATTCTTTTGCAGTTTGTTCATTGTAATTTTTTAGAAGATACACATAAACACGATTTAAAATCACCGTTTTTGGATCCAACATTACATCGTAATTGCCAACAAGTCTTGCTATGTTTGAAGCAAATTTTTGAATATTCAGCATTGTTTCTGGAACTTCTGGTTCCGTAGGAGCAGTTTCTTCAGCTCCTTTATTTGAATCATCTCCTCCCAAATCCAACCCGCCAGCATCATCTGGCGATCCTAATTCTAAATCTGGATCGTCCGCCTCGAAAAGTATATTTGAGATACTAATTTTTTCTGTTAAGTTTGCTAATGCGGAAGGTATGGTTTTAGGAGCTTCTCCAACGCCAGAAAACATTTGTGATGCAGGAATAGATTCTCTTTCATATTGAATTAGATATCTATCTACTTTTTGGTCTAAAGACATGTCTTGTGGAAGAGTAGTTGCTTTGGTAGAAACCACTGGAATAGTTTGAACGTCTTTTTTCTTCTCTTCTTTAAGAATTAATTTCTTAAGTTTCATTTTGATTTTTTACTTTCTTGCATTGTGGTTAATGGAGGTAATGAAATTTTTTCCGCATTTGTTACTGGGTTAATTGGCATTTTATTAATTGGGTCTGCTAGAACGACTGATGATTCTAGTCCTGAAGTATACATTGGTTGAACCGCATAAATTTGATCCAAATTGGCTCTTTCTGCAATCATCATTCTTTGTTCAATCACTGACCAATTTAATTCTTGAAGCATTCCATTTAAATATCCCTTTTTATCAGCATTATAATCTTTAAACCAAGCATGATGCCAAGTATCAATAACAATCACGGGAATTCCTAATAGTGGAACATTTTCCGTGTGTTTTTCGACAACACAATTCATATATTTTTTTGTGTAAGGATCATAATAACAAACTACCCATCCTTCTGTGGCAACCATACCACATGAACGAAAATCAAGTTGCCACTGTTCAAATGTCCCAAAATCTTTGGATAATCTAATAAATGGAATACTATCTGCTCTGATTTGAGAATTTAAATCTGAAATATTTGAAAAATATAATTCATGAAATTTAATTCCGTTAAAATTATGTTGTTCATCAAGTTTTAATCGTCTAAATTCAGAATCATTTGGATTCATGGAATCCATGACTTTATTGATAGTATCAATCTTAGGACTAATGTGATTTAAACTTTCTATATAACTTCTATATAAATTAAAATGATTATCCTTTGTAAAGGTACCAAGTTTTTCAGTTTTTAATATAAAAGGCTTGGCAATTAAATAAACAGCTTCCGAAATAAAAGTTTTTGTTTCAATAATTTTTTGGGTTATTTCATTTACTTTTTTTGGGAATTGTTTATTTAATTTTTCTCTTATAACTGAATTGATATTCAAATCTTTTGGTTTACTGTCACTCATTGCAAAAATAATTATGCAATTATAAAAGAAACCTATTATAAGAAATGTTATCTACCAGATATATTTGCAACAAGCTCCATGTAGTCAATATTTAAACGACTTGGAGCTGTTCCCACAGATTTTACAATAATAGCTCCAGGACCAACTACTCGACCAGCACCAACTGGTAAAGTTGTTGAAATTGTTGCAACAAGAACATCATCAATATAATAACTTGCTTGACTTAAAGCGTTGTTTGTTTCAATTCTAAGCTTGACAAAATTTGTTGTCCCAACTGCTACGCCCGTATCAACTGTTGTGCTTGTTGTTGCGGTTGAAACTGCTTGCCAATTATTTCCATTTACAAGTCTATTATAAGTAAAATAAAGACCAGCAGTTTGTGCAAGGGCAGACGCAGTATTTAGCCAACCAATTGATAACGCATATTCTTGTGTCGCTGTTGAAAGCGCTGGGATGTAAACTCTCCACTCTTGAATAGAGTTTTCAAGATTATCTAGCCTCCAGCCAATTAAACTTTGCGCAAGACATATACGTCCAACAGCAGTAGTTCCAGTTGTTAACTGAACTTCGCCAATTGCCTTTCGTTTAACGTCAGTTAAAATAACTGTAGTATTCGTACCAGCTCCACTTAATGTTTGAGCCCAAAAATAGTTTCCCTGATAAGTATTTGCAATCCAATCTTCAGAAATATGAATTGTTCTGGAGGTTGGGTTTCTTGAAATGCTGATTTCTGTTGCGCTTGCAGAGACAGAAAGAACATTTCCGACTGATGATGATGGGGCAATTAAAGATTTGAATTGAAGCGAACCTAAAAGTTTAGAGTCATAAATACCCTCACCAGTTCCAAGGTTTGTTCCAGATGTAACATCACCACCAGAACCAGTTGTCGTAATTGTTATTCCTGTTGAACTTGAAGTTAATTGTATTCCAGAACCTGCAACAAGATTTTTAAATTGAAGATCGACACCAACCTTTTGAGCAAATAAACCAAATCCTGTTCCAAGATTGCTTGCAGTATTTGCCTCACCAGTAGATGAAATCGACATTGTAATAGCTTGAGAGTTAGATGTAAAGGATACACCCGCGCCTGCAACTAAAGATTTAAATTGAAGATCAGATCCAACTTTTTGAGTAAATAAACCAAATCCTGTTCCAAGATTTGATACAGTGTTAACTTCTCCACCAATACCAGAAGCCCAAGTTAAATTACCAGAAACATCTGTTTGCAAATAAGAAGAAGTTAAAGGAATTGTTGATGGAAGAGTATATGTTAAAGATGAGTTAAACGCTACAGGAGCTTTTATTCCAAAATAATTTGCGGAAGAATTTCCTGATTGTAAAAATCTTGCCTCGGAACCATTTAAAAGAATCAGATTTCCAGATAAAGAGGCAGCAATTGAACCAATATAAGGTCTAAGATTTAAACTCCCAGAGTTATTAATATAAAACGGCCTTTCATAAGATAAAAATTGACCAGTTGGATCAGTATTGTTGTCAATTGAAAAAAGTCCAGGAGACTCAACTCTAACTCGCCACTGTGCGCCATTTGCAATTGTCGAAGCAATTGTTCTATACCACGTTTCAGGATGTTCCCCTACATATCTAACAGAATCTCCATCAGTTAAACTATAATTGACTGCCCTAATATTAGCAGCACCAGCGGGTTGAAATGAAATTTTACTTAAATCAACAGTGTTTGAAAGCGCTAAAGTTTTAGCGCTTTCAAACCCTTGATATAGTTCATAGATAGAAGTATTGTATGATCTATTATTATTAAAGTATGCTAAACTTCCATCGTTTAAATCCAAGACTACAGCACAAGAAATAAAAATATTATATGCAGCAGCAATTGGTATGCCTTTAGTTTGGTCGGTGGATGTTGAGCGAATACCTGATTGACAAAATCTAAAAACAGTATTTCTAACAAAAACATCTGGCGCTTCTCCAAAATAGGTATCATGGTTTCCTTCTTTAAGAAGGATTGCAGAACCTGTAATTGCAAAAAAATCAAAGTTACAACCGTTTATTTCTGAATAAGCTGATTCATTAACGAATGTAACGCCTTCCCGACAATCATTAAACCCAGTATTCCTAATCACAGCTCCACCAGAAACACCAGTTATGGTAGCTCCTTGATTAAATCCATTGAAACTGCAGTCTAAAATTCTAGGTACAACAAAATTGATATTTACAGATGCTGTTGTAGCGTTATAAATATCGATCTCAATACCTTTATTATTAAATCCTCCACCTCCATTTAAGGTTAAATCAGTTAAAAATGTTCTGTAATCCATTTGGAAAAATGTCAAATTACTACCAGTTGTAGTAACACGAGTCATATTTCCTCCCTGACCTTTTATCATAATCGATTGTGATAAAAGGAGGGAGGAAATATGACCCGTAAATGTCCCTGCTCCTATCTCAATAACATATGGTGACGTTAGACTTCGATCACTCGCAGCATTGGCAACAGAAACTCCTTTGGAAATTGTTCGATATGGATTCATATATGATCCATCTCCATTTGAATCACTGCCACTCAATGATATATAAATTTTTTTCGGATCAAAATTATCCGAAGTTGTAAAACCGCCAGAAAAATGCATGCGTTGATTTAAATATAATTTTTGATCGGCAGAATTAACTGACCAAAAGCCTTTTTCGTCAATGTAATTTTTCATCGTAACGATAAATAGATTTTTTTATTGCAATATGAAAATCTATTATTTAGAATAAATTCTTAATTAAGATAATGAAATTGAAAAAAATAATATTTGAAACAAGCGAATATAATATTTCAGATAAAATTTTAGCAAATATATTAAATGAAAAAGATCCAAACAAGCAATTAATTATGGCAAAATTAAATTTAAGGCAGCTGGGTTCTGGTGCGGGCCGTTCTGTTTTTGATTTAGGAAATCAAAAAGTATTAAAACTTAGATCTAATAGCATTTTTTCAAGTTCACAAAATAAAACAGAATATAAAAATTGGCAATGTGTTCAACACACAAAAATGAAAGATTTTTTTGTCAAGGTTTTTGAAGCCGCTCCAAATTATAGTTGGCTTATATCAGAAAAAGTAATTCCATTAAATAAAAAAGATAAAGTGTTTATTTATCAAACTTTAATAAAGTTAATCACAGATTCAACAAATCCTCAACTCGAGGATTTGGAAATAGGCGAATATTTTTTTACAATTTATGATATTTTTCAAGCAGCAAAAGAAAAAAAGTGGCCTATAAAAAACACTGTGTCAGAGTGGTTTGAAGCATTAGGAGACGCATTAAACACATGCGATATTTCTTATTCAGATTTTTCACCAGAAAATTTTGGGTTAAATTCTGAAAACAATTTAGTTATCTTGGATTATGGTATTTAAGTAAAAATCCACCATGACCTGTTGATAAAACATTGCTAAAATAGCTTTTACGTCCACTAATTTCAACAAAAGTATTAGCATTATTTAATTGAATAATTTCAACGCCATTAACCTGTAAAGTTTCATGTTGGTCATCATATTCAATAATGAGTTTACATTGAATAAAATTCATTATTTTTAGTATTTCACTTATTATTTCAATAAACCATTTTTGACCATTAAGATAGTCATATATTTTTATTGCAAATTGATTTAAAATTTTGATTTCATCATCAGAGTTTACAAGTCGAATCGCAAATTCAGACAATGTTTCAGGAGATAAACCGATATTTTCGGCCACTGAAAATAAATTTTTATATGTTTTTCTGTTTGAGACATTCTTGATTAAAGAATCAAATGAATTCTTTTCTATATTACTGTTTCCTAAAATAAGATCAATTAATTCTTCAAATTTTTCTATATTATTAATATGTTTATTTAACTTTTCACGATTTTCTACAATTAAAAATTTAATAAATCTTATCGAGCTATAGGCTCCAATTTTGTTTCCACTTTGTTTTATTGACAATAAATAAATTTTATCCTTATCGATAATTTTAGCGTCATAACCAATATGATTGGATTTTTTATTTAAAATTATCTGTGGACTTGAAAATTTCAAATCTGTTTTATTTAGTGCAATTATCAATGGAATTAAAATTTCCGAAAAATATATTCCTATTTCTTTGTTATATTTTTTATAATTTGAGACTTTTACTACTTCACTAGTTTTTAGCGAATATAAAATATTTTGAATTATTTTTCCTAATTGTGTTTGATCTTTTTTTGCCGAAGAATATAATTCTTCAAAAAAATCATTTGGATTTAAATTTGTGAAATTTAATTTGGATACGGAATATTGCGTCTGAGAAGCTAACGAAGTTTTTAAACGTGGTTTAATTTGAAATGCAAAATCAAAGTCATTTTTCAATTGACTACCTCCCCAATGTGGAGTTTCATGAATTGATTTAAATTCTTTTTCATATAGCCTGATAAGTGGAAACTGTTTATTTTTTCTTTTTCGACTCAAAGTAACGAGAATGCCAGTTTTATATTTTTCAATATAACCTAAATTTTTATTTGCAATTTTAATTTCAGGATTTGACTGTATAAAATCTGAAACGTCTGTAATAATTTTTAATTCTGAAATCAAATAAACAATTTGCTTGTTAGATTCGTCATAAAAAATATCTCCAATATTCCGATTTCTAATTCCTTGAGCCATATGGCTCAAGCTAATCACTCATTACTCTGTTGGCAACACTTAACCTATTTCCAGTTCAGTTTCGTCGTGATTTTTCCTCATATAATCATAAGCATCTGAAAGTGATCCTAGATTTTTATAAAATGCTGAAAGACCATATTTGTTCAAAGAAACTTCTCCACACATGATCATATCTTTGTCAATTTGTTTTGTACTTAAAACAGTTTTTATTTGTGGAACACTCCATATTTTTAAATTTTTATCACTGAAGTTTTCTCCGTTTACTACCAATTCCAAATATGGCTTATTTGCTTTTGAAACTTTTTCAGTTATTTTTCTAACAATAAACCAAACAGCAGCTTTGACCTCCGCTTCTGGATTTTCCAGAAAATCTGGTGTTTCAATTTTGTCAATTGAAATTAGATCCATTTCTTTTATCACTTGTGAATACTCCTCATCTAAAATTAGACTAATGTCCACGCTTCCAGCCAATTCCATCCAAAAACTTATTTTTTGAGCTTTAGTCCAATCTGGTGAATTTATAATTTCTTGTTCTTTGGTAAGCGCCTCTATTAATGGTTTGATTTCATTATTTTTCTTTCTGTTCATCGTTTTTTTAATTTCATCAAATGGTTCAATAATAACATTATAAAGTTGTTTATAGTTTTTATATTTCTTGTTTTGTCCAACGATGTGCAAACTGTCTAACGCTTCTAGGCAAACTAAGTTTGTTAAACTTTTTTTATTAAATTTAGAGTGTCTTTTTGTCCCATCTGGATTGACGAATAAGTCTTCAATTGAAGAATAAGGTTTATATTGTTGAATTTCTTCAAGTGCAGCATTTCCAATTCCAGAAATTGTGGTCAACCCTGGAACTATAGTTTTTTCTTCTTTAGGGTGCATTTCATAACCTGCCCCAGAAAAATTAATATCTGGTTTTGAAAACTTATAACCTAATTTTTGAGCCTCTCTCATTGCCACTGTTTTTGGATCTTCTTGTCCTACAACTTTCCCTTTTTCTAAGGCGGCATAATCTAAAGCAGAAGTTATCCATTCATCTGGGTAATATTTTAGCAAATAAGCGCATTGATATGTTGCTATCGAATATGAAATCGCGTGAGAATTTGAAGTTAATAATCCATTTTCAAGATAAAATTGATGATCTTCATGTTCCACTTCTAAATCGTATGTTTGTTCTTCTCCTAGATATTCAAATGACACTACTTTTGGCATATTTTTCTCCTATGAATATTAAACCTGTCTTTATTTCATTTATTTGAGCATTAATATGCTGCTCTAATTCATCCATATATTTCTTTTTAAGTTTTGTTTTTTTATAATTTAATACATCATATGAAAGTCTTATTATTAAGAATTTTTCCTTTAAATAAGAATTAAATTCCTTATCTTTATTTTGAATTTTTTCTAATATTTCTTTATTAAAGAATCTAAAATGTAAGATTCCGTCATATTCAATTATTAATTTTAAATCATTACATTTAATGTCTATTTGTCTCCATTTTGTTTTAGTAGTAAAATTTATATTATGTTCAAACTGATTTCTTTTAAATTTTAGTTTAGAATATTTGTTCTTAAGATGATTAAAAAGGATTTCTTCTCCTTTACTTTTAAAGGAAACATTTTTACAAAGTTTAATAATACATTTTTTAAAAAAAAGATTTGGGTTTTCTTTTCTCCATTTTTCAAGTCGTTTGCTTCTTTGTATTAAAATTTCAGGTCTACTTGATGTTTTTATCGCAGTTTTAGACGATAATTCTACATTGTTTTCTCTAAATTTTGGATCTTTCCAAAGATTTGACAATAATATTGACCTTCTTTTTCTTTCATTTTGATTATTTAATATATTTTTGGAAACGTTAAATTTCATTTTAGAAATTTTTTCTTCATATAAAGAAGGATTTTCTCTTTTATATTTTGTAACCCAATTTTCTCTTCCTTTTTGAGCAGCAGATCTTTTTTCAAAAGAATTTGAAGTTTTTTGTATTAAAAATTTTTCATTTGGATGATTTGAATTATAATGATTTTTTAATTCTCTAAAATTAAGTTTACATATATCACATTTTAGATAATCTTTACCTTCAATTCCTATAAGGATAATACAATCTTTTCTATGCTTAACTTTTTTACAAAAAGTACATCGAGGTGTACGTTTTTGAGCTTTTTTTATTATTTTATTAGTCATTAACTATTTCCAGATTTTCTTTTATTATTTGTTTTATAGGTAACATTCGTCCATCTTTCACTCTAAATTTATGGTCCATAGAACATATTACTTCAACTCCATTATCTAGTAAAAATTTAAAAACAGGTATTTTTCCGTGATTATGAAGTTTTTTTACTTTTACAAAAATAGTTTGTTTTGTTTTTTCATCTCTTGATTTAACAAATTCATTTGACTGAATCTTTTCAATCGTTTTAGTTGTTTTATATATTCCGTTTTTATTATAAATTGGAATTTTAGTGTCTGATTTCAAACTTGCATTGAACGAGTATGCGACCAAAGCCTCCATTTTATCAAAAAATGCGGCAGATTTTGCACTGTCAATATTTGCGAATTTTTTTGTTTTATCCACAAACTCTTGTTTGAGTTTTTCCCTTTCTTTTGCAGCTTTCTCTTTATTACTTGTTTCCTTTTTCGTGAAGGCTTTTCGAACGGAGTCTGTCTCATCCAGCGGCATTCCACAAAGTTTTGCATAGATCAACTGTAATTGTTCCTGAAATATTAAAAGACCACTTGTGGGTTTCAAGACATCTTCAAGTAATGGATGTTCATACTGGATTTTATCTGGGTTCGCTCTGTTATTTAAGAATAACTTATCCACTTTTAATCCCAGCGGTCCTGGGCGGTGTATTGAGGTCGCTATTGCAATATCTCTAATTGAGACTGGTTTCATTTTTCTCATAAACTCTTGAGTATTTGGTTTTACAAATTGAAATATTGAAAAGAAATTTCCATTCCAAAAAACATGTTTATAGACTTCTATGTCGTCAAAATTGTTATTATCTGGTGATAGATGTTTTTGAAACCACTCATTAATTTGTTCAAAACTCGGCTCTTTTATTCCGTGATATTTAATCAGAATTTTTCTAACTGTGTTTTCAAACATTCTAAGAGTTCCGAGTGCCAAAAAGTCAAATTTTAAAAACCCAAAGTGTTCTAACATTCTGAAGTTAACTCCTTCCGTCCAAGGAGTTTGAAGACTTCTTTTTTCATTCTTGCCGCCTATTATCAGTGGCATATTCTCTTTTTCCAAGGGCGAGTCCGTCAACACCACGCCGCCCGCGTGCCGCCCGCAATTTGAAATTAATCCAGCTTCCGTTAAAAGGTTCGGTTGATTGTCGATAAACACACTCGGAGAGACGTTGTGATGAAGGTCATAGACTTTGTGTTTTCCGTCGAGTTTTTTTATTGATATGATTTTTCGGTTATTCATATTTTCTTTTTATTTTTCTTTCTAAGAAGTTTATATCAAACGTTTGCGTATTATTTTTTCTTAAAAAAATACTTATTTCCTGTTCATTCACAAATTTTTTAAGCTCAACATCATAAAGCAAATTTGATATTATACAGATGTTTGAATTTAACAATAATGTTTTTTCATCTTCATATTTTTTTATTTTAAATAAAAAAGTACTTCTTTCTTTTAAAGAAGAAGAGCATAACCATAACATGGTTTTCAAAAAATTGTATTCAAAACCTGAATTGTAAATTGAAAGATTTATAACTGGGTATTTGTCTGCAAATTCATTTAAAAGAATTTCATTGGAACAAGAAAAATTAGAGTTATCTACGACTGAGGAATAATTCAAATTAATCAAATTTTCAAAAAAGAGTAAACGTTCAAATATATGAGTTGAGTAGTTTTCTAACTTCATCACATCCATCCAATCAAACTATCATCTGATGACAAATCAATTACTTTTTTCCATCCTTTATCTGTTTGCACTAAATGGTCTTCTGTTAATTTAATAGTCTTACCATCACTCATAGTAATCTCATATAGTTCTTTTTCACCATTTTCTATTTTAAAATAATCTGAATTAAACTGCAATTCACCAGTAGTATCAACAAACGCAATTTTATCAACATCTTCTTTTATGTTTTTAAATGCTTTCCAACCATTGTTTGTCATAATAATGGTATCCTCCGTAAAACAAGACTTAATTTGTTTAAATAAGATTTTTAGGCTTGATTCAAGTTGTGGATATTCTTCTAATAATTCATTAAACGTCGGAGAATTTTTCTCCGCACTTTCATATGAAAGAAACCAGACGCCTCTATCGAAACCATCTTGTTGCTTGTCTGCTGCCAATGTTTCCTTTTCTATCTGTTGGGTTACAGGATTTATAAGTTCAAATGGTATTTGATAGAGTCTTGCCAAATCTTTAATTAAAGATTTTAGCTGTAACTGGTTATAGTTTGAAACTGGCAAAACTGATTCTTCGCCAAAATGCTCAGTCAATATCTTAATGGCTTCTTCCCGATCAGCACAATCGCTATTGTGACTAACAATCGAAAATCCACTTTCATAGAATGAATGTAGTTTTTTCATTTAGTATTTTCCTCATTTCCTTTTGCTTCATTCCAGGCAATCTTGCTGTAATCCATAATTTTTTTCTACTTTCAAAATTCCATTTTCTTCCAAAACATTAAATGGTATAATATTAAAACTTTTTGTTGATTCTATACTAATATCAACCAGTTCAACTTTTTGATTGTTTAATTTTCTTTTTTCTACTATCGAACAATTTATATGATTTGATTTAATCAAATCACCAACATTTAACGAATAAACATTTTTAATTGAAGAATTTTCAGTGAAAAATCTATGCTTACCAGTTGCAATTATACAACCATAACAATCATTGATTTTTACGAAAATTTCAAATAAATCATCAGTTTCACACGAAACTCTTTGCGAAGTAAATAAAACTCTTTCTTTTTCGTTAAAAATATTGATGATAAAATCACCTTGTTTAATGTTTTTGATTTTCTTATACCCAGTCGTTGTTGGGACTAATGTATTTGCTTCTAAACAATCAATATCTGGAAGTCCTGCCTTTTTCTTACTAAGAAATCTTTCAAATAACAATCCATGTTTTACAGGATCTACTTGAGTTATCCCAGTTGCATAACAAACCAAAGATCCTGCACCAGAATTATGTACTGGTATACCCTCTACATTATAAGAATTCTTATTCTCAACAGAGAGATCATATACTTTTCCTTTATATTTTGAGTATGATTTATTCTTCAGTTTCATTTATTATTATTCCTAGCTTTTTTTGATTCAGCAATATTTGTCCCAAAAAAACAACTTTCCTGTCAATTCCAACAGATGCTACTATATTCATTTGTCCATAAAAAATAACATATATTATGTTATAATATCCATCTAACAAATATTCTGTTAGTATTTCTGATGATAATACTATGTTGTCATTAATATCTGATTCATATTTTACTTTTTTCTCTAATCTTTTCTGAAAGAAGGCAAAGTCAATATGAAAATTTATTTTTTCTTTATCTTTTTCATTTTTTATTGATACAATCATAATAATTTTAATTCTCTTGTGAGTTCATCTATTCTAGATGCCTCATGCGGGCCTATCGCCATGCAGGTTCTAGTAGACACTCCATTAAATTCAGTCAAGCCTGAATCTGTTATTAAATGAGTGACTAATCCTTTAGATTTGGCATTTTCAAAAAGTAAAAGAAGTTCATCTTCTGAATTTACATAAACACAAATTTTGCGTTGACCTGTATTAATCCAATTTAATTCCTCTTCTGAATATTCAAAATTTTTTGTTTTTATTTTTTCAAGTAAAAAAGCAATACTTGCGTGCGCAATTTGAGCTGCTATTTTACCCTTTCTTACATTTAAATCTTTACGCCAAATTAGCACTTGTTTTACGTTTATATCATTCATGATTTCATAATTAAAATTATGAATATACACTTTGAAATATATTTTGAAAATTTAAAAATTAAATTGAAAAAAGAATTTGATTCCGAATCAATAAAACTGTTCGAAGAAGCCGTTTCTATTTGTAGAATTAAATTAAAAAAACACGGACTATATGAAACTTGGAAGCCGTATGAATATGTTTCAATTTCAAAAAATCAATCATTTTTATTTGAAGAAATTAGCAGTGAAATTCCTGCCGATGTAAATGCTGCAATGAGTTCACAAATAGCTGCCATTAAAAATTTAAGAAAATGGTTTATGTCTTTACCCGAAAAAAAGCAAACAATAATAAATTCAAAGTCTGTTGATCTTCTTAAATCAAGAAAAAATTTTTTTGCCGAACTAGAAGATTTGGAAGATGAAATTAATGGAATATATGGAAAATTACAAAAAGGTGGTTTTTTTAGTAAGTTAGCAAAAAAAGGGTTTGGTTTTTTTCAACGTGGAATGAGTAGTCTTGGAGCTGGTGAAGTTACAAATACTAATATAGATGAAAAACTTTCTGGTGCATTGTTATCAACAAACAGCGAACTGTTTAGTCAAGTACGTGATGCAATTTCAAATATTGTAGCAGATGAAAAAAGAAACTTGATTGGAAGGGAAATGGTAAATCAACTTTCAAGAAGATTTAATGTCAATCCACATGATATTGCAAATGCAGCTCACTCAATTGGAGTGAATGTTCAAGGTACATTAGGAACAGTTTCTTCTCCTCAAAATGTTGCTGCTGCGGCAACTGTTGCTAATCAACCAACCACCGCAGCAACCGCGGTTGGATCTAAATTAGGAATGCCATTAATGGCAAAAATGGGAATCGGTGCGGGTGTTTTTGCTTTGGTTGCCGCAGGCGCCGCTGGTATGAAAATGAGAAGTAGAAGAAAACGCATAGAAAATTTGCAAAAAGTCGCAAAATTATTCGGAGCTAAAAATGACATTATCACAAATGTTGTGGTTGACAATAATATTGAAAATTTAAAAAATCAAAATCAATTAGGTTCTGGAGTTATTTCATCTAAAGAATTGCCGTCGGGAGAAACACCTAAACAGTTAATGCCAGGGGATGATTATTTAAATTCAAAAACGAATACCAACCTTCTAAATCCACCACCATCAAACAAAGAAGAAGCTAAAAAATTTCTTCAATTGGATCCAACAACAGAAGATCACTTAGCAATAAAAAAAGCTGAAGATACAATACAAAAAATAAGAGACAACCAAGTTAAACTTCATAAACTTGAAACTAATGTAATACTTGCCAGAAAACATTTAATCAATGAAATTAAATTAAAGAAAATTATATTTTAATAATCACATAAAGATACCAGTTATTTTTTTATAATCTATTTCAACATTAGTAAATCCTTTATCGAAAACAATTGATACTTCAAAAAGTGATTTGTTTTTAATAAATTCTAATTGATAAAATTCTTCGCAAGGAAAAATTTCATATAAAGATTTATAAAAAGAATATCTCCGATAAATTTCTTTTTCGTTTAAAACTTGATAACAATGATTTATGGAAAAAAGTGCTTGTTCATATTGGTCAATTTCAATTCGTATTGAATATTTTATATCGGATAACAAAATAAAATTTTGTTTTTTAATAAAAGCAATGTTTTTTTCAGATTCATAATCTTGAAAGAAAGAAAAATTTTTTTTATACATATTATCCACAAGTGATAATACTTTTTTTAAAAATTCTTCTTCTTCGAAGCTTTTAATGCTATTCATACAGCTATTTCCAATTCTGATTTTATTTTTTTAGGAGAATTAAAACCTTTAATAAGAAAATCTTCTAATTTTATCGAATAGAAACCTTTGTTTATATTCAATTCTAAAACTGGGTTTTCCTCTAGAGGTTCTCTCAACATTAGTTCATTTGCCGCATTTAAATGCCTATCATAAATGTGTAAATTGTGTACATAATGACAAAATTTTCCAGGTTTATAATTCAAATCTGAGCAAACCATTAAAAGCAAAGCATAATATTGCGCTTTATTAATCCAGTTTGCCATTATATAATCTGAACTTCTTTGAACTAACGTCATGTCAAGAATCATTTCCTTTTCTTGCTTCCTAACAGACCATATAGTTTCATATGCACATGGATGTAAACCTTTAGATTCTAAAAGATCAGATTCTTGATAAAGATTCATTATATGTCTTCTGCTAAATGGTTCTTGTTTTAAACTATGTAAAAGTTTATTCATTAAATCCCATTTTTTTACTGTTTCTCCATAGCGAATGCCAATGGTCCCATTACCAATATCCCAATTGTCCCACCAGTCAATTCCACTTTGCCGCGCCGTTTGAAGCGAGGAATCCTGGCTCTGGTAAATCCACATTACTTCTTTAATTCCAGTTTTGACGGCTGTGTTCCTAAGCGTTGTAAATGGAAATTCTCCATTATAAACATCATATTCTTCAAAAACTTGAGTCAAATATATACTTTTTGCTGGTGTTCCATCTTTATATTTTGGTCTTGGATTTTCGTCTTTATAACCTTTGGTTATAAGTTTGTATAGATTTTGTTTATAGTATTGATCAGCTTTATTCATTTTATTATTTATCTTTTTGTTCCTCAAAATAAAACCCATAAAGATTTTTTAATTCTAGATTATTTTTAGATTTTAATAATCCATAAGATAATAATCTGTGAGTTCCATCTATTATTTTATATGTTCCAGTTGAAGTTTTACAAACAACTAATCTATTTGTTGCTACCCAAATATTTTTAGAATTTAAAATTTTTTGCGATGTAATTTCTTTTGTTTTTGGTAATTTTACTTCATTTATTTCAAACCAAGATTCAAGAGATTTCATTCTCTTTCTTATATCTTCTATTGCATCAATAGATTTTTCAATGTCTTCTTTATTTTTTCTTATGATTTTAAACCCTTTATTTTTCGATATGGACAATTTATAATTGTCCAAAAATGTCTCAAACGAGATATTCGAAAAACAGGATTCAAAACTCATTAATTCTTCAAACGAAAATTTTGCAAATGTAATAGATGAATTTTTCATAAATTCTGATATATATTTTCTTTTTGAATCAAAAACTGTTTCTCTTAGTTTGTTTTGAATTTGACAAGAGAAATTAGGATCTTCAATTAATGAAGAATTTAATAGTTTAATATTGTCTATTAATGCGTGATCGCCATTCAACATGGACCATATTAAAAATTCTTTATTTGTTGTTTGTATTATTTTCATTCGATTATATATTTTTCCATTCCAGGAATTATTATTTTTTCTTGAATCCCATCCTTGTCAATATATTTCCAAATTTGAACAATTGGATACTCAGGATGAACTTCTTTTGAGAGAATTATAAATTTACTTAAATCAAGTTTATTGCGATGAAAATACCAAATACGGTGTCCATTTAACCACCAGGATTTTTTACCATTTTCCCAAATAACCGCTGGCCCATCTTCTCTATGGTTGCTGCCGTTTTTATACCACCAATTATCTCCATTGCTCCATTCAATGATTCCCGTATAATCATCTGGGATTTCACTCCAATGTTTTATTTTTATGGTTTTCATTCAGTTATATATTCTTTCATCCCAGGGTTTATCACTTGTTCTTGAATTCCATTCTGATCAATATATTTCCAAATCTGAACTGTTGGGTATTCAGGATGAATCCCTTTTGAGAGAATGATTTTGTTTTTTAAATTAAGTTTATTCCAACGGGAACTCCAAATCATTTTATTATCCAAATACCAGGCTTTGTCATCATTTTCCCAAATAATCGCTGGGCCATCTTCTCGATGCCATTTTTCATTTTTATACCACCATTTATCTCCATTTTCCCATTCAATAATTCCCGTATAGTTATCTGGAACTTCGGTCCAATGTTTTGCTTTTATTGTTATCATTCTATAATCCACTCTTCCATTCCAGGAATTATAATTTGTTCCTGAATTCCATTCTGATCAATATATTTCAAAACTTGGCAAGTTGAATATCCTAGATGCGGCTCTTTCAAAAGAACTATATATTCATTTAAATCAAGTTTATTTTGATTAGAATACCAAATACGGTATCCATTTAACCACCAGGATTTTTTGCCATTTTTCCAAATAACCGCTGGTCCATCTTCTCGATGCCACTTTCCGTTTTTAAGCCACAATTCATCCCCATTCTCCCATTCAATAATTCCTGTATAGTGTTTTGGAACATCCTCCCAATGTTTCACTTTTATCGTTTTCATTCTATAAACCACTCTTCCATCCCAGGAATCACAATTTGTTCTTGAATTCCATATTCATCAATATATTTGAATAGTTGACAAGCTACATACAATGGATGTGGTTCTTTCGAAAGAATTATTCTATTTCTTAAATCTAATTTATCCCAACTAGAATTCCAAATATATTTTCCATCTAACCACCATTCTTTCTCTCCGTTATAATAAATAAATGATGGTCCATCTTCTCGATGCCGTTTTCCATTTTTATACCACCATTTTGAACCACTTAAGAATTCAACAATTCCTGTATAATTGCTTGGAATTTCATAACCCGTGTTTGCTTTTATTGTATTCATTTACACAATTTCTTTTTTTATATTATATTTTTTCAGCACATATCTTTCATAAAAGATATTTTCTTTGCTGTTATCATTTTTAAAATATGATTTTTCATCTAATAAAGAAACTTTTTCCTCTTGAAACCATTGATTTGAGTCAATTAAAGATTTGGGTGAAAAATCTATTTTTTTATCAAAAACATTGACTTTTTTCTGGTTGATTGTTTCAGATAATTCTGAAAAATAAATCTCATCAACCAATGAAAATAGCTGTCTATAAATTTCTGATCCACCTATAATAAAAATTTTATTATTAACTGAATAAATGATTTCTTTGTTTTGCTCTTTCCATTCATCAACTGATGAAAATATTTTGATTCCTTCTTTTTGAGCTAAAGTTTTTGAAATAACATGATTGATTCTATTAGGAAGAGGTTTTCCAATTGATTCGAAAGTTTTTCTTCCCATTACAATCATGTTATTACTCGTCAAAGTTTTGAACCACTTTAGATCAGAAGGAAGAAACCAAGAAAGGGCATTATCGTTTCCGATATGCCCTTCTTTAGTTGCTGCGACAATTAACGCTACCGTCATAGTAGCATATGTTACTTCTGATTTTTCGTGCTGTCAAGTGTCAAGCGAGCGATTACAGACATTACAAACACGTTGCCCAAGGTCCAAACTAGCATAGGAAACCAGCCGAAAGGAAAGGCGTGCAAACCACTCAAGAAAGTGCCTAGCAGAAATGCTGAAGTTCCGAGTGTAAAGCCGCCAATGGGTGCTCTTAGAGCTTTATTGGAATAGAATGTTCCAATCAAGACAAGAGGCAGAAAAGCGCTTCCAAGTGGAAGAAACTGATGAATGAATGTATTTGTAAAGAATGTCAATTCTCCTGGCGGGACAGTTAGAATTTTAGGCAACGAGAATGGCAGCCACATTGTTAGAATACTAAGACCAAAAGTCGCATACATTGCTGGGAATAGCCAGCGTTTTTGATCTTCTACTTTGCCGCCTTTTTTGGCAATGGCGGCCATTATAAGTGCTGTCATTAACATAAATGAAAACCCTCTCCAAAGGGATTTTTTCATCTCAATTTTTGAAACAGCATTTTTTGCTGAAACAACTCCAGCACCATAAAGTTCTGGACTTCTGTCTCTATGTTCTGGCACTTCCGCAGATGATCTTAAAATAGATTCAACTGCGGAAGGATCTGTCACTCCCATAGAAACAATCAACGCAGCAACTCCTGCAACGTGTGGCGCAGCCATTGAAGTTCCGCTCCACGCAACAAATTGTTCACAGCCATTTCTGCCTCTGTCACAAATAGTTTGTTGAGGAATATTGACACCAGGGGCCGCAATTGCAATTTCAGTTCCTCTAGAGCTAAATTCTGCAATTACATCCCCTGGTCCAATTGCACTAACTGCAAAAGATCCAGGTTCATTTGCAGGCGATTCTACTCTGTGTCCATTGTTTCCCGCAGCGCAGATAACAACAGAACCTCTCGCCCTCGCATAAGCTACAGCTTCCGCCATAATTGGGTTTCTAGGCCCTCCACCAAGAGAAAGGTTAATTACATTTGCACCGTTATCGGCAGCAAACCTAATTCCTTCCGCAACATCGGCCAAAGTACCAGAACCTCTGGAATCCAGCACTTTAACAGGAATAATTGTAGAACAATGTGCAATCCCCGCAAACCCAACGCCGTTATTTGTTGCTTGCGCAATTGTTCCAGCAACATGACTTCCATGACCTTGATCGTCGGATGCTCTATTCGTATCATTAACAAAGTTCCATCCTTCGACACAATTTGTCGTGTTAAGATCGGAAAGTCTTTGGAAGTTTCCGTGTGTCTCGCACGCAACACCAGTATCAACCACAGCTACTCTAACATTTCTTCCGCAAGTTTGGTTCCATGCTTGTTCTACGCCAATTCGACGTAGGCCCCATTGTTCTGAAAATCTAGGATCATTTGGAGTCCAAAACATTCTCATAACATGATTTTGTTCCGCCCCCTGTACGTTTGATTCGTTGCGAATACGCGAAATAATGCTGTTTCCAGCATTTGCTTCCGCTCTAAATAAATAAATTCTATCTGAATTTACCATTTGTGGGCTATTTGCCTGTAGATTGATTCCATAGCGCTGAGAAACTTCCCTGATTGAAGTTTCTGATGCCGAATCCTGAAAATCGACAACAAATTCCTGTTCAGAACTTGATTGTCCAGATTCATCATTAAATGTTGCGTGTTGCGCAGCCGCGGCACTCGGAAACAACGCAGAAACGAGAAGTACAGAGAGACTAGTTAGCTTTTTCATTTTTCTTCTTTCGTTGTGGTTTATTGCAGTCGTTCAGTCCACCCCATGATAAGCACCGCGAGCGCGGCGTCAACCGCAAATTCTTAAATCTCATCACACATTGTTAATGTGCGCAGGTCTTATACATGTTTTTCATATTGAAAAACATTTTTTATAAATGCATGGAAGTATTTTCCCTTGGATTCTGAATTTTTAAATTCAAACCAAGTTTCTTCTGATACTCCTTTATATTCATAAACCGAACCATTTGTTTTAAATTGTAACTTTAATCTATGGTACAAAGGGTTATATTCAGCTTTTAAAAGTAACTTACTACTTTCAGTATCGAATTGTTCTGTTGTTAGTGTATCTATCATTTTTTATTAATCTCTTTTAACTATTTTTTTCTCTTAGATTTTGTTTATTACAACTTTAGACATTGGAAGATATCTTCCAGAAAAAACTCTTTTTACATGCTTTATTTGTTTACTATCAACAAAATAAAAATTAAAATTTTGATGTTTTAGTGAATCTGCTAAAACTTTCTCCTTTTTATACAAATTTTTTTCTTCAAGAACAAGAAGAAGAGTTAAATCACTCTGTTTGGTATTTTTTGAAAAAAAATTTTTATTCGACGGAAGAGGAATTAAATTTTTATATTTTTGTCCAAATTTCTTAATAGAATTTTTTATTTTTCTATTCATTTTTGCTACTTCAACAAAGTACAATCCTTGTTTATAAAATGTGTTTATATTAACTTTAATTGATGTTTTTTCAAAAATAAGAGAATTATAATTGATTAATAAATGATAATAAAAAGTAACTAAATCTGATTTATTCATTTTAAACCACTTGTTTCAAATGCACAAAAACCCATAAAGAATATCTTTATGGGTTCGATTTATTGTCTAATAAGACAATAGACTATTGTGTCAAACTCTTTTTGAGTTCATTGCTTTTACATAAGTTGTAAAAAATGAACCCGCCGATTTACGGCGACGCCATGACATAGCCATTTCTTTAGTGAAGCCTTCGTAGAGATATCTATCACCGTTTTTGAAAACTACGGTCATATTACCCATGACAGGATTGCTTTTATTTGTGGCTACCCAACGGAAACTTTTAATAAAAGTGCTTTCTTCAAATTTGTGTTCAATTGTAAACAATGCGTTGTGCGCAACTTTTGTAGTTGTATTTTTTGTTGAAGGTGTTGTTCTCTTTAACTTTGGATGAATTTTTGATCCAATTGTTTTATTAGTAGTAGTTGTTGATGATGATTTTGACATTTTTCTTGTTGATGATTTTTTCGTAGTCATTTTTCTTGTGTTTGTGTTTGTTTTTGTCTTTGTCATGGCACACATTATAAGGCGCCGTGAGCGGCCGTCAACCCCTCGCGACTAATTTTCAATCCTCGTTGTGTTTGACTTTATATTGAATAAAGTGTTGTTGTACAACTTTTAATTCATCAAAAGTTAATCCAATAGAATCTTGTTGACCACTAACATTTATAAAAAAAACTTCAGAATATCTTTGCCTGTCGTATCCATGATCGTCAAACAAAACAACGGTTCTTGCTCTTATGACAAGATCTTTTTTTTCTCCTAAAGTTTCTTCACGAATTATCTTCTGCTTTAACATTAATTTGTTCCTCTTGTTTTTTTTCTTCTAATTCATCTAGAATAGCTTTAATTCCTAAAAATGTATATCCATTACAATCAAGATATGCATCTAATCTACCTTCTTCTGGTGGCAATAAACTACTATTTGCTATTCTACTTAGTTTATCTAAAACTCTAACAATAAACATTAAATCTGAATATTGTTCTGGAACAACGCCATCTGGAAAAAGAAGTTTAAGATGTTCTGATGTTTTATTGAAAGAATTTCCATATGCTTTATTTTTCTTTTCTAGTAATTCAGCCTGTGTCGTTGCAATTTCTAAAAATGTTTTACCCATAAACAAATGATAAACACACATAATACATTGCGCAATAGAAAACTATTCTTTTTCTACTGGGAGATTTATATATACAACAACGATCGTATATTTGCCACGCATTGATTGCGAAGATTTCAAGTAATTCATCACTGAAATTTCAGCCGCCTCCCAAGAATCAAATAATGGATCTGTTTTTCCATCTATTGTTACAGATTCAAAAAATTCATTTACAATCCGAAATTTTTTATGGGGCACGAGTTTAAAATCATGAGAACTAATTTTTCTTGGGGATAAATCATTTCTCTGCCCCGTTTTTTTATTTTTCATTAAATTCCTTTAAGTTTATTTTAATAGAAGGAATTCCTTTTAAAAATTTTTTATTTTCCAAATATTCTTGAAACCCAGAAAAAACATAAAAAATTTCCTTGGTAACTTTGTTTTGATACATTATTGTTGGAAAATAAAAATTGATTATATCTTTTTCATCTTTATATTTTCCCATATCAACAATCTTATATTGAGTTTTGAAAAATTTCCTTACAGTTCTCCTTGTAATGATTTTAACAGGCTCTAATTCTTTTATTTCATTTTCTGTAAGTGAAACGGCATTAAAATAACATCGTTCATCATATTCATCTTGAATTATTTCAAAAAACATGAAATACGTTGTTGTTTTGCCCACTTTTGTTATACAATTCTTTAAAAGTTTTCTTGTGAGCATTGTCCACCTTATTAATAAGTATATGATTATTCTTTTGAGTCAGTTTGCATTATAGCAATAATATGCTTTATTAACTTTTGTGGATCTGTTATTAACTCTTTATTTGTTTCTATTGAAACAGAAATCAAACTTGTTAAGGCTTCAATTTCAAAATAAATATTTTTAAATGATAAAGTTGTCATTATTACCACAAATATATTTTCTAACACATCATCAGATTTAGAATTTTCGATCGAGGAAAATTGATTTAATTCATCAATTTTTGAATTTAAAAATTCAATTTGTAATTCAGTAAGATCATCATAAATACCTTCGTTTTCTAGTGCGATTTTATTTATCATTTTTACCTTTTCATATTGGGATTACATTTGCTTTTACTAAGGAAATTATTTCTCTTAAAATTTCTGTATTTGTGTATTTTCTATCTGTTATAGATTCAACGAGTTTTAATATTTCATTAATGTCAGGTATATTTCCAATAATTTTAATAGTCATGATTATAGCGTTTTCCAAAGATGACCATTCAATTTTCTTTTTGGATACCCAGGCACTATATTTAAAATTATGGATTTTTAAACAGTTTTTACTACAACAGGAAACATTTGCAGATCTATCAAGAAATTTTTGTTCATCTGAAGGTATAAAAAGATACCCGCAATTAGCACAAAAAATTTGATAAAAAATCATTATGGTACCCAATATTAGATATGTTGTAAGTCAATTACTTACTTTTTCAAAATCATCAAATTCTGATAATTCTTCTGCGGCAACCCAACCCCTATTTTTTGTTAAGAATTTATGATCTTTTGTACAAGAAATTTTCGTACCGTCTTCAAATTCAAGATTAATAATTTCTTCATCTACTTCATAATCCCATAATTCAAGAACTTGCTGAATACTTCCATCATGAGTATAAACATAATCTTCTGTTTTTATATCTTTAATTGCTACATATCGATTTTTTTCTGGTCTATGAATTTTTGTCTCTGGCAGAAAACAGCCGCGGCCTGCACCAAGTAACATTTTTTTTCCAATTAATGCTAGACTTTGAGAACATGTCAAAAAATATCTTGATAATTTTAAGTGTCTAATAACATCCAATTCTTCCATTGCTCTGTCAACATAGACTGAATCATTCAATTTTCCTTTAGATTCTAAACCTTTTATGGTTAAATCTACAAGTTCATTAAAACTTATCTCTTCTTCAGATAAGCCAGTGTTTTTTAATTCTTCTAATTTGTTTTTGTCTAAGAGTTTAGCTAAACTAGGAAGTTTTGGAGATTTATCAAATGTTATTTTTTCATTTATACTACTATGGGCAATATCATGTGTTCTTTCAATCGCGTCGCAAACAAGATCATGATATTCTTCATTATAAATTAATGGATATTCTTTAATACAATAATTTTCATATGCAGACCACATTTGGTCTGCATTTTTTGGATATAATTCACAGTCTAATTCGGAAATTTTTTGGGGAATAATAGAAGGGTCAATTTCCTTAATTTTTTCTGATGTCATTTTAGACATTATTTTATAAATTATTCTTTCCTTCCAGTGATCAGGATTTGGATAGTGACAATCCGCAGAAGCAATTAATTTTACACCAGTTTTTTTAGATAACTCAATTAAATGATAATTTAAAATATGCTGATATGGGAGTTTGTTAAACTGCAATTCTAAAAAGAAATTGTCTTTACCATGTAAAGCATCCACAAACTTATCAGTTAAATTTTTCAATTCTTCTTGAATTATATCGAATTTATAATTTTTTAATATTTGAATTGAATCTGAATAGTCTGAACTGTCAATTTGTAATTCACTATAATGTTTAATAAGAATTTTATTGTGCAAATTTCCTAAACAAGCGCTACTCCCTATAATATTTCCATTAGAATTTGCTTTTAGCATATCAAAATCAATTCTTGGAAAATAATAAAAGCCATCTTTATAAGAAAGAGATGTAAGTTTAAATAAACTTTGAAGCCCCTTCGTATTTTTAGCAAGTAAAACAAGATGACTTCTTGATCTTAATGGATCTTGCTGTTTATAAGATTTCGTCTCTTCTTCATTTTCAACAACAGTGGTTTCTTCATTTCCCTCTTTTGAGGGATCTAAAATTAGGACAGTGTTGTCAATATGTTCTTGTATTTCATTTAATCGAGATTCTTCTATAGGATCTTGAATAAGAAGAATATTTTTATCAGTTTTATCAACTTTAGTTTTTGCCGCTTTTTTTAACTTTTTCTTTTCTTCTTTTTCTAATTCTTTTGCTTGTTTTAACTGTTCCCACTCTTTTAAACTGGGGACAAAATAGGATTCAATTCCATAGATGGGTTTGAATTTATTCCCGCTCTTTTCTAATGCCTCTGCATACTTGTATGCGTGTGAAAACGTATTCATGTTTCCATGATCTGTGATTGCGTGAGCATCTAGACCATTTTCTTCCGCAAACTTAAAATGGTCTGGCGGAAGCCCAATTGCATCTCCTATACTACCATTAGAGTGCGCATGAAGATTTACATATTTCTTAGGTTTTTTCATTTTATTTTTAATCCACAAACTCCAGTTGTTCAGGTGTTACTAACTCAATATCAAGTTGATTTCTTTCTATATCATAAACTAACCTTACATCAATAAACCAATAATCATTTAACGGCTCAATGGAGCGATGATAAGAAACTATATTGTCTAATTTTTGATTCATTAACTGTATTAATGAAGTAGTTACCATACTACCAGCAAATTCCTTATGAATTTCTGTACTATAAAAAGTTAATAGTTTCATAAGAAACATTCTATTTATTTTTATTTTTTTCATTGGTTGTCTTTTATATTATTTACCGTAATGTAGAAACTTGAGCTTTTCATCATGAACTAAATTACAATATTTTTCATCATTGAATATTGTAGTCAACAAATTTTCTTTTCCGTTGAGAATACATTTGTTTTTGATCATTCTTAATCCATGAGAATAATCGACATAAGATACAATATGGTCAATAGCGTTTAAATTTTGAATTATTGTTCCATCAGCATTAAACCAGCCAAATATTGCAACATTATTCGCGTATTTTTTATTTGTTAAAATGTTTGTCAAAACAACATCTTTTTTATGTCCAGCAACCAGATCACCTTGATTGTAACTTAAATTACTAAGTTGTTCCTGAATTTTGTTTGAGTGATCTAAAAAACATTTAGTAGAATCTCTATTATATTTTTTTTCTTGATTTTTATAAAGCTCTCCCCAAGATATTGCTCGGGGTTTTATTTTAGATGCAAAATAAATTTGTCTGACCATTTTTGGAGTTGGCAACAGATAGTCATTCATAACCATATATTCGCGCGCTGTCAATGGAGACATTGGACAATGCATCCACTCATTTGAATCCGCAAGTGAAAGATAATCATTTGAAACAAAGTATTCCAAGGTATTACTTTCATCTCTTGTTTCGATTTTGGTAAACCCAAAATCTAAATCTTTTTTAGATAAAAGAAAAGACCTTATCTGTTCTTCTCTTTTATTTTGAGTTGGAGAATTAGATAAGGTCTGAAAAATTTTATTTGTTATTTCCATTAACTTAAATATTAAGTTAAATAATCAACCTTCACAAGCTTTGCATTCATCAATACTTCTAAAATATGGTTTTTCAGCAGAAGAAGATTCTTGCTGGTCAACAGTTTTTCTTTCGTACTCTCTGGAGCCCGAATCACCTTTAAGTGGCGATGATGTTCTACAATAATATAATGTATTCAAACCTTCTTTCCAGGCTTGAACATGTACTTCATGAAAATATTTTGGATCAACATTTGAAGGGAAGAAAAGGTTAATAGATTGACCCTGATCGATCCAACGCTGGCGTTGTCCTGCTAATTTAATAATTGTAAATTGATTTATTTCTCTTGCTGTTGCAAATACTTCTTTTTCCTCGTCAGTTAAAAATGAAAGATGTTGAACACTGCCTTGATTTGAAGTAATGGAATTCCACACATCATCAGTATTTTTTCCCTTTTCTTCAAGTAAGATTTTTAATTCTTCATTCTTAGTAATGAAAGTGCCTTTTGCAGATTTTTTTGCAAAAACATTCGCTGTCCATGGCTCAATGGAAGGTGAAACATTGCCTGAAATTGTACTATTGGATACAGTTGGCGCTAATGCTATTCTATGGGTATTTCTCACTCCATAACCTTTACACCATTCTGGTTCACCATATTCTTTTGCCAAATCTTGAGAAGCTCTTAAAGACTCTTTATCCATGTTTCTGAATATTTCAGCATTTAACATAAATGTATCAATGTGGTCAAATGGAATTCTTCTTTTTTGTAATAAAGTGTGGAATCCTAACAATCCAAGACCAAGCGCTCTAGATTTTTCGGCAAACCTAACAGATCGTTCGAACCCAGGTTTACCCTTAGCCTTATCAATAAATTCTTGCATAATTCCATCTAGAAACCAAATGGAAGTATAAACAAGATCGGTGTCTTTCCATTCATCATATTTTGCAGCGTTTAATGATGATAAACAACATACAAATGAATGGTCTGCATCAGTATGCAATAAAATCTCGCAGCAAATATTTGAACCTTTAACATCTAAATTAAGATCTTTGTAAATTTTTGGACGATTTTTTGCAACATTATCAGAAAAAAACATATAAGGCTCACCAGTTTCATGTCTGGTTTTAAGTGTTTCAACCCACAACTTTCTAGCTTTTTCATCTTTTTTATTTAGGACTCTATCCATGAAATCATCTGAAATAGAAAATCCATGATGAGTATTCAAAGATTGTCTGTTGACATCTCCTTGAGGTTTACGAATATTAATAAATTCTTCCGCATCACCATGATCTATTGAAAGATAAGACGCTGAAGCTCCTCTTCGAACTCCTCCCTGAGAAACCCCAACTGTTGTAGAATCTTGTATTTTTAAAAATGGAACGACCCCATCTGATTTTCCATTTCCATTTGAAATTTTACTTCCTCTAGAGCGAACATCATTCCAATGCATCCCAACACCACCACCATGCTTGCTAAGCAGAGCTAATTCAGTTATTGAATCCATGATTTCTTTAATAGAATCTCCAACATAAACAGAAAAGCAACTTATTGGCAGTCCTCTTTCTGTACCTATATTTGAACACACAGGAGATGCTGGGCATAGCCAACCATTCCACATATAATCAAAAAATTTTGATTCAAGTTCTGGTTTTTTTAGCTTTTCTGCGACAGTTTTAGCAATACGTCTATACATATCTTTTGGCTCTTCGCCATTAAGAAGATATCCACCTTTTAAAGTTGAATAACCTTCGCTGGTTTGCCACTCAGGCACAAGTCCTTCGTTTTTTAAGTCTTCTAATGATTTCTTTTTTTTATCCATATTTCTTTACTTCTTTGCTTTATTCTTCGAAGATTTTACTAAAATCTACAACACCTTTTCCATAAGCAGTTTCTCTGTTTTGGAAAAAATCAGTTTGAGAAACTCCTTGTGAGAGTGCATCAAACCAAGCCATTCTTTTTAAAGAATCTTGATCAATATTTTTCCAATTTGTTTTGCATAAAACTTCTCCAAGTTTTACATTTGCTCTGTGTCGAATAAACTGTTTGATATCATGAATAGAAATACCTTCTATTTCTCCATGCTCAAAAACTTTATCAATAAATGCATCTTCTAATTTTATCGTTTCTCTTGCCGCCTCATAAATTTTTTCTTTAACATCATCAGTCCAAATTTCTGGATTTTCTTTTATTAAAGTTCTAAATAACCAAGTTCCAGCTTGAGAATGTAGTGACTCATCTAATATAGACCAATTGATAATTTGTGACAATCCTTTTAGTTTATTAAATCTAGAAAAATTAAAAAGGATTGCGAAACTTGAAAACAGTGAGACTCCTTCTGTAAAAGCAGAAAAAATAGCTAACGATGTTGCAATTTCTTTCAGGTCTTTTGTATTTGTATCAATATCAACAAGTCTGTCTATTTTAGATTTTGCAGTTGGTTCTTGTAAAAATGCATCATAATCTTTCAAATCTAAACTATCATTTAAATAAGCATATGCAACTGTATGAATAGTATTTCCAGTAAATGCTACTTTTTTATTTCTTCTTGAAATAATATTTTGAGTTGGAACAGAGACACAATAAACTTTATCATTATAAAACACTTCTTTTTTATTTGGATAAGTTTTTTCAGTTTGATTTGAAAATGATACGCAATAATAATCTTTTGCAGTTTTTGGGTTTTTTCCGTTAGGCAATAGACATTCTAAAGCTTGTTCTTTCGTTCTATTTATAGAAATATTAGCTGAAATGTTTCCTAAAACTGAAACAGCCTGAACAAAATTAACAGCTTTTATGTTTGTATTATACCAATTTTTGCCAGATCCATCCCAAAAAATTAATTCTTCAATAAAAGCTTTAGCTTTTGTTGTTGAAAATTCTTTCAAATCAAATAATTCAAATGTTTTGACTTTTTCTATATCAATATTATCATTCAACGTAAATGTGAAATTAACAAAATCATTTTCAGTTTTTCGTTTTGAATATGAAATATTTAAATCGTTTAAAATATTTTCTAATCTTTTTATTTTTCTTTCTTTTTTTAAAGAAAAATCACAAGTTTTCCAACTTAATTTACTTTTTGGACATAAACCACGAAGCGTAGCATCTGCTTGTATTGCAATTAAAAGTCTTTCTAACGAAGACAGAGATGAACTTTCACCTGATGAAAAACCTGCATTAGGATAAAGAAAATTTCTTCCCCATTTTCCTTCCATTGATTTTTTCTTTTTAGCTTTCCGAGTAGAAGGATTAATTAAAATTAAGTCGTGATTTGGAGTCACACAAATATCAGTTGTTTTTGATTTATAATAATGTAATTTACCATTGTAATCATAATTTACAACTTTTAAAGGATGTACAAAAGTTATGTTTTTTGTATTAATATCATACTGTGCAATTAAGTCTTTAATAGATAATTCTGAAACATTTTTCCATCCAGTTGATGTTAACAACTCAGTTTCTTTGTCAAAACATTCAAAAGACCCAAACGTTGCAGCCATCATTTGAATTTCTGGATGAGGGAACCATTTTGAAACCTTGGAGGCCCAGTAATCTTCAACAATTAATTCTGTTTGAATAAATCCCTTCAAAACACCTGCAATTACAGATTTTTCCGATGCTGTTAAATTTAATTTCCAATCTTGAATATCGCTAGACATAACAACTTCAAAAGGAAGCCAGTGGCTTTGTTGTTGTTTAAGCCAAAACTCATAAGCTTTTTCATAGTGAAAGGGTTTGTATGTAATTCGTTTTTCTGTGATTGACATATTATTTATCTCTTTTTTTATTCGTTAAAAACATCTTTAACATCGCTATTCATTTCTTTAATTTGTTTTTGTTTATCTTTTAAGAAATTTTTCAGTTCAGATTTTTTATTGCCTGAACTCACAGCTTGTTTTGTGATTAAATCTTTCGATGTGTTTTCCACACCATCTGATTCATCTATTACCGTAACAGTTGATTTTGCAGTGTCCAACATGATGTTGAAGGTTCTATCTTTAACACCCATTCTGTTTTTTGCAACATGCAAAGTGCCATATCCACCTTTTTGAAAAAGACCTAGAATAAAATCCGCTTCGGCTGCTTGAGCATATGATTCTGCAAGGTTAGTTTCGTCTACAACACCAGTTTTTGTACCATCTTTGTTTGATTGCAACGCTGTCCAAATTGGACAACCCATTTCTTTTGCTAAGGCTCTAAGCTCTCTAATGATTAATTGAAGTTCAATTCTTGTGTGTTCATGTTTTTCAGTACTTCGAACAAGTGCGGCATAATCAACAATAATCACATCTGGTTTTAAGTTTTTATAAGCCATTTTTTCTATAAATGATCTTAATGTTCCAACAGTAGGAACGCCAGATGGATATTCTTTTATAATCAATTTTCCAAGAACGCCATTCGCTTTCAATTCTTCTATTTCACCTCTAACAATATCTTTATTTTCTTCCAAATCAGAACAGTTTATCTTTGTTATATAACTGTCATATCTTAAAGCAACATATTCTTCTGGCATTTCCATAGTGAAATGAAAAACTGTCTTTTCTCTTAAAAGAGCTTCGGCACCAAACTGAATAAGTAAGTGAGATTTACCATGATTCGTGGGAGCTACAACAATGCCAATTTCTTTGGCAGCCAAACCACCATTTAATATGGTTTTTTGATCTATTTCAGCAATGCCTGTGGAAATAGGAACTCTTGCTTCTTTCGAATATCTTCTATCAAATTCTTCCGTATAGTCCAGACCTTGACTTTGTGTAATTCCAAAACTTGATACTTCTTTTATTTTTTGAACTACTAAATCATAATTTCCTTGATCAACATAAGAAGTTGCTTCAAGTACAGTCTGATATGTTTTTTGTTTTTTACACCAATCCAAAGCTTTTTCTTTGGCATATTTTAGATCACTTAGATGCTTGTTTGCTTTAACATCATTTAAAAACATTTCAACTCTAGATTTAATTGAAATATCATCATTAAATGATTCATTTACCATTGAGGCTAATAAATCAACGGATGGAAATTCTTTATATTTTTGGTGATGCTTCACATATAGTTTCGATAATGCTTGCAAGTGCATTGAGTCTTCGTCAAAAAAATCTGGGGAAAATACTTCTAAGAACCCTCCCGCCCAATCTTTATCCACAATCATGGCTTGCATGATTCTTTCTTGCATTGCTTGGTTCCAGTTATTATTCGAAAAAGAGGCTTGTGTTATTTCAGTCATGTTTTACTTTCTAGTTTTTTTTTTGATTTCCATTTAAAC